GAAAGAACTGCTGGACCTAGCTACCCGGGAAAGGCACCTCACGAGAGGATTAATCCTCTTATACAAATCTGGTGTGAAGATGACGAGTGGTGGCATTGTGTTGATGAGTTTGATGCTGCCCATCTACCGGATATTATAACTAATTTAATAAAAGCTGAAGATGTCGTAGAAATAGAATGGCCAAGTAAAGGTCTTCTTAAAGAGGTTATAAAGAGATGAGAGTTCTAGTCTGTGGAGGTAGAGATTACGACGATGCAGATCTTCTTCGTCGATCTTTATGGCAACTCCATCTGCAGTCTTTATTTGATTTAGTTATTCAAGGAGGAGCTAGGGGGGCGGATCAATTGGCTGAGCAATGGTGTATGGATCACGCCATCCCGTGTCTCTGCGTTCCTGCTCCTTGGCCCACAAAAGGAAAATCCGCAGGGATCTTGCGAAACCTGCGGATGCTTGAATGGAAGCCAGATTTAGTAGTGGCCTTCCCAGGAGGGAATGGTACTGCTCACATGATTAAGATTGCGGCGGACGCTGGAATACCGCTTTGGCAGCCTCAACAGCATGAGGAGCTACCTTCTCAACTGTCCGACCTGCTACGTATCCCCCGAGACAGATTTTTACCAAGGAAAAGCAGTCATCAACCGTCTGCTGAGTCAAATGAGGACTAGAAAACCCAAACCAGTAAGCTCCTACCAGTCCGAGCAGAAACAGAGCACTGATAGGTCTCCAGTTTCTCTGAAGCCAGGAACTTCCTGTCGCCTCTGCGGAAATGAGCTTAGTCTGACTGTCGAGCAGGGCTTGCTCATAATTCGCTGCCTGGGTTGCGGCTTGCACCTGAGCGTTCAGGGCCGCTTGCTGAAGGGCCGCTTTCTGGTCTCCGGAGACCGTCAAATGATCGATGATATCGCTTATTGGCTTAAAAATAGCCTCAATAGCGTCTAAAAAAACTGCCATAGGAGAATCCTAGTATGAATATTCGTTGTCAATGTGGGAACAAAGTTTGGAAGTCTATGCTTTACAAATTTTGCAAATATTGTGGGAAGCCTCTACAAAATACTGCTTTAGCTGCCTATACTGCCGCTTCTGATTATATTAGCCAGCTCGACAGCTCGGTGCCCCACTTGCCTGGCCCAGGCGCTGAGCAACATCTCATCAGCAGCGCCGTTATAGTCCCGCCTACTCAGGTACCCGATAAACTTGTGAAATTCCAGGAACTTATCGAGTCCCATATTAAATATCATATCAATAAGGACCGTCTGCCTTATAGGATCGAGTTCCAGATAAACGGGAACTTTTACGGCATCGATCTGCGCCTGCGCGATGTCTTCAGCGAATATGGCATCAATCGTCTGCTCGGACAAACCACGATCGGTAAGGTTGTGCCCAATGCCGATGGTAATTTTTCCTACAGTATCTACATATGGACGATTCCGTCTCCCCTCAGTCCTAGAGAGACGGTCTTTTAGGATTTTGAATTGGGCATCTGTTAATGTCATTATGAGTCTGCCTACCATATAATCGGGGCTGCACTTCGCGACCTGATCATACTTGGTAGCTACCACTCACAATGATGGCGCCACTGGAGGCAAACGCCGATCCCTGTAGCGCCGCAGTCGTCGTCTGGATGTTGTAGATCGTTCCCGTCGTCGTATTATTTCCCAGGAAGACGCCCAACGTTCCAGCCGCAACCGTGAGACCCGAAAAATAACTCACGGTCAGACAGGCATCAGGTCCGCTATTTTTAGGTGCCACAGGGAAACCGGTAATACTGACGGCCCCCGTGGGAGAAGAAATGGCGCTCCAATTGATCCGGAAATTGACCGTGACGACATTGCCGACTTGACTGTAGGTTGCGCCCTGAACGGTTTGCGTAATCGATCCGGAAGTACCGAAAGCAATCGCGGGTGAAAACCCGCTTTCGTTTGTTGGCCAACTCGACAACGCAGAGCCTGCAGGCAGATAGGCGCAACCGGTGCCTGTGAGCGTTACTGTACCGCCGCCCAAAGATTGGGGAGCTCGCACGATGACATCGTGTTCCGATGCGCAGGAGATAGCGGCGGTCACGATGCCGTTAAAATACGGTCGGTTGATATCCACCTGGTTCATTGAGCCGCCGCCGCGATCCTTTATACCGTTTGCGGCCGTGTTGATATAGATGGAGTCGATCCGGCCTCCGTTCAGATTATCTGACCGTAACGCATCCGGCGCGGTTCCTCCCAACACATACTCCATGTACATATTATCAATGGAGAATCCCAGCACATTGCTCATATAGAACTGAGGATTGCCGGTTGCACTCTGGCAATTGTTCTGCACCGTGCAATTGATCCAGCTCACCTGGTTCATGGTGATAGGCACACTGGTCGCCTGGACTCCGGCGTTGGCGTTATTGGAAATGACGCAATCTTGAAAGCGCAGTGCAGAAGAGTAGTTCTGCGAGCCGAAATAGTTGAAATCCACTCCGACGTTGTTGGTGATCACCCCGAGTGTATTGCCCGCTGCGTTACCAAACTCGCACTTCTCGAAGGTAATCCAAGTCCCTCCCCCCATGCGAAGCGCGGTTGCCCATTTGCTAAATAGCACACCGACAATCTTGCTAAATCCCGAATTCCCGCTGATGTCCCCTAGAGTGAGTCCCACTCCTGTTTGCGAGGTTCCGATCACCTGCATGTAAGCAAGACCGGAGCGGCTGGAAGTAGAGTTGATCGTGAGGAAAGAGCCGGAACCGGTGTAATTCACGATCGTGCCATATCCTTGGCCCTGTAAAGTTGTATACGCCGGGATAGTGAAAGAGTTGCTAAACTGCCAAGTGCCCAGACCTTGCAGTTGGATGACACCGCCGCCCTTGGAGCTCGCTACCGTAATAGCGTTGGATAAGGAAGTGTTGTTGATGGATGCGCTGCTGCTCGACGAGCCTCCATACCGCTCGAGCGTCAGCTCCGGATACGCATAGTTCGCGGGCGTTACGCTGGCTGCGATCTCAGCTGCCGTTTGTGGATATAAAGCAAGACCTACTTGAGCTTGAGTAGGCGGAGATATTGGAATATAAGGATCTATATCTTCGATAAGCGTACCTAAAGAAGTAAATAGCTTATATCTATAAGTAGTAGCTGGATTCAAATAAATGGCCTGGGGCATTTTTCCTGCTGCATTAGCAGTAGTGGCCCCTGTGCCCGGGGTTTGACTTAAAGGAGAAGTAAGAGCTCCATCCGCGTACACATTAGTAAGAGTGGTAGTACCAGTAAGATAAAACTGGTAGTAAGCTCCTGGCTGAATGGTGCCAATAGACGATAGTGGCTGAGCAATAGCCTCATTGAAAATAACGCCAGTAGGAGGTGAAGACATTAACGATTCTCCGAAATTAGCTGAGCCAGATCTTTAGCATCAGGATCATTCATATTATTTAATTGATTAATTAATACAGGTAGCATGGCTTTGGGGGCCTTAGTTGCTTGGGCTAGCCAACCTACTGTTTTAGGATTAGTTAATACTTTGGACATAACTGGATTTAAAGATACGGCAGCAGCAGTCGCTGCCAGCCCACCAGCTGCAGCCAGATGATTTCCAGCCATCATATGTGCTCCAGCCTCAGCAGCACGTTCCGCCAATAAAGCAAATACGCCAGTCAACATAGTATGCTGAATAGAAGAAGCTTCTTTTCCTAGACCAGATTTTATGTACCCTTGTTTGTGTAAATTGGTGAGAGTATTAGCTAAAGAATCCAAACTAGTTCGTAGACTTCCAGGGGCGCCCCAACCAGTTTTAGTATTAAAGAGTAAATTCTTAGCTTCCGGGGACAACTGCTGCCATTGAGTCATGAACCTATTTGCATCAAAAGGAGCATCAGGAGCACCTCCCTGTCTGCCTAATCTATGAAGAACAGTAGCTCTAAATAGATTCTTCCCTTCATCATCCAGAGCATTAAATACAGGAGCTACTTTACTAGCACCTGCCTTAGTTCCATTTGTAGCTGCTAGAAATACTTGTTCAGGTCCACCAGCTTTGGTGATAGCATCTGTCAAGAACTTCTGAGTTTTAGCATTACTCTTAGCTATATTATTGAATAAATCAAAAGCTTGTCTGCCAGACTCCCCACCTGCTTGTTGTACTCCTGCTTTTAGATCTTCACTTATTGCACCGTAAAGCTGTTTAAGTTGACCTTTCTGGCTAGGATCTCGAACACTCCTAATACCATGTCCAATTTCTGTACGCATCTGACGAAGACTATCAAAAGTCCACGGAGTAGGTTTATTTAACTCCGGAGAAAATTGAGCATTATATTGAGATTGTTTGGGTTGAGTTACTGGCTCTGTTTTTCCAGTTTTAGGGTCGTAAGTCCATTCTCCAGTAAATGAAGATTCCTGTCCTTGAGAAGGAGCCACCCCTGTAACTGAAGATTTAGGGGCAGTTACTGTATAGACTGGATTTTTAGGACTATCGCTAATCAAATTTCCAGTAGAAGGATTTACTTGAGCATTTGGATTTCTCTGTACTTGCCAGCCTTTTCTTCCTAGCTTTTCATATGCAGCAGCTTCTGCTGGACTCACGCTAACATCACTTACTAGATTCTTTCCTCTAGCAGCAGCTATCTGAGCTGCAGTTTCAAGGCGAGCAGTTCCCTCTCCAGTTCCTCTGGCCTGCTCTGCAGTGTCGGACCGAGTAACTTTTAAATTACCTTGAGAATCCTCAATGGCATGAGTCTCTCCGTTAGGGGATGAAATAAAGTGATACCCTTCTCCGTCCGTATTATACGAAGTGGGAATTTTAGGTTCCTGGGTTACGGCATTAGCAGCTTTGGCAACAGCCTTAGTTTTAGCTTTGGTTACTAAATTATCTACAGACTGGAGGCCCGTAGGTCCAGTTACTTTATTTATGGTATCTTCAAATTGTGGAGCAGCCATAGGAATGTGTTTTCCTCCAACAGCATCTTCCATGGCCTGTTTAGCTGCTTGCGTCTCATTGCCCGTAGCATGTAGCTGTCTCTCCACATTATCTTGAATGTTTTGACCGGCACCTGTTGCGGTTACTTTATTCTGGGAAGTATTCGGAGCTAATTTCTTAACGATATTATCTACTGATTCTTCTACCTGAGCATTTAGCCCAGGCCCACGAGTATTAGCCGTTGCCTTTCCAAATGGAAGTTTAGAAGTTACCGTCTCCGCTCCACGAACAAATGCGTTATCCGCAGCTTGTCCCGCTGAAATATTTACACCGGCATTCTTAGCATCCTCTAAAGCTGTCTGCATAGCTTGCCGGCCCGCTTCTCCTTGTCGCACGATTCCACGTACTCCAGCAGCTAGTGCTGTAGGAGCGGCTAAAGGAGTAATACCTGCCAGGAATTGGCCCGTAGTACCGGCGCCCAATTCTTTAGCAGTTTGAGAAGCAGCACCCGACGCCATAGTAGGCAATAGCGAAGGTAGAGCTGCTTCCGGGCCAGCTAAAACAGCTGAAGGACCTGCCTCAATACCAGCACCTATGACTCTACCTACGGGGCCTTCATTCTTAGTAGGTCCTACAGCTTTCTTCGTAACGGCTGTGGCAATGTCCGCATTGTCTTCATCTCCACTAGGATGGAAAGCTAAATCCCACACTTGTCCAGGCAGGTCAGCAAGCTTACCTACTCCTACAGCAGCATGTTTAGCTAGATTACCAAAAATATTGTCTACCTCATCTGTAACCGGATGGGAGGATGTTTTAGGTTGAGTAGTCTCCTGGCTACCCTCCAATGTTTGGATAAGAGAGTTCGTAGAACTTACTGGGGTATCTAGAGTATCTATTAATGAATTAGCCATAAATTACTGTACAGTTGCTCCAGCTTCAATTAAGTGCTTAGCAAATGCCGACGGAGGAATATTATAGTGTCGAGCCGCTTCGTTAACCTCAGCTTGAGTAAAAGTCTTTCCACTAGCCGCCGAGAAATTAGGAAGCTTTTGACGATATGGATTTGTCTTTTCTGTATCTACTTGATCTTGTCTAGGGAAAGCACGACCATAATTTGTATCGAAATTTTCTACAGCCTTTCCAGATGTAATAAGGGCGCTAGCAGTTCTTGCTTTATTTAGTTCATAATTAGCATCAGATGCTTGCCACTTTAACATCTGCTGAATAGCTTCCCGAGTCATATTTGGGTTAGCAGAAAGTTGTTCCATAATCAATCTAGATTCGTAAGCACCTAAACGAACCTGAGCACCTTCTTTATGGAATTTACCGAGAAGGGTATTCATTTGGTCTGCATTCAAATATTTACTTAAAATCTGATAGGAGTCAGCCTCTCCTACTGGAGTGCCCAACCATTGATTCATGAAAGTCTTAACCTTTGCCCACTCTGAGGAGCCAGGCCCTAAAGTCGGATTACTCTGAAGAACTGAAGAAATACGCTTTACATCAGTCAGCTTATCCTGAGCCTGCTTAGTATTGAGACCCGCTTCTTGAGCCAACGCTGCTCTTTGTTCATTGTATTTCGAAGAGAGTTGAATGTCTTGAGCATTCAATTTCTGATTACTCTTTGGGGGGCCTGGGACATTTGGCTGAGATTTAACGAAATCAGATTGCTCCTGAGTTAAACCCGGAATAGTAGGACCGCCCTTTGCGGCAGGCGGAGTCTGCGCAGTACTAGCTACAATATTAGGATGTTGAGCATTAGGGGTTCCAGGAGGAGGATTGGAAAATTTAATAGATTTATTTCCAACGATATCATTATAATTTCTAATACCTAAGTCTTTAGGTTTAATAGTAGTATCGCGATTATCAATAGTTACAGTTTGTGGAGTATTTAACCACTGCCCAAGTCCAATTTGTTCTCCTGCAGTAGGTCCAATCTTCGGAGCAAATATAGGAAATCCAGTTGTCTTGTCCCTATACTCATCTCCAGCTTGTTCTTTTTCTCTTCCGGTATATTGGTGAGAATACTTAGCAGCCGCCCTCACAGCATTAGCAGCCATCTCATCCTTTTCTTCTGGAGTCTTATCTGGCAAGCCTTGAATAGCTTTGCCAGTATTATAGAGAAAGGAGCCCGGCCTAGTACTTAGCAAAGACTGAAGATTCGGGTTTTTATCTGCTAAAGCGGAAGCTGTCTGGAAAATATCATTAGCTTCATTTTGATTTCTGGAAGTTTGAGCATTAACCATGAGTTTGCGCATTTCTTCTGCGCGCTGAGCTTCTGCAGGATTCACCCAGGCAGTAGCATTAATATATTGCTGAACTCCAGGAGGTCCCATGGGGTTAACGTAAAATTTCTTATTTAGAGTAGAAGCAATACCAGTTTCCGTAGGATCTGTACTAGAAGAATTTTCCCCTGATTGTTCATCTTGACCTGTCGGCATATCTTTCAGAGCTGCTAGTGCCTGCTGGATCATTTGAACTTCTAATCCAGCCTTTCTAGCTTGCATACCTACAAGACCTGTCTGTGCTCTTGCTAGATTAGTATTAGCCCCAGTAAGACCCGTCTGAGCTTGAGTAAGACCTATATTGGCTTGATTTTGTCCATAGCTCGAAAGGAGTTGACCAAAATCTGGAATGCCTTGTGGAGAAATATCTGCCATATTTTATGCTCTATAATTTGTCTTTTGCAGTAAAGGAGTGTTAGAAATGGAAGGGATGGAGGCTACTGGCTGTATGCTACTTCCGTTGTAGATATTCGAAAACGGAGAATCCCCTCCTATAGCTTTCCAGTTCTGAGCTGCAGTGCCATTTAAATATTGTCCCACCATTCCTTGTATTAATCCGTAGGTAGTAGCCTTATACGCATCTCCTACCTTGCTCCAATCCCCCATACCTTGCACCCAAGGCTGAATAACTTGACTATACATGGCATTTGGATCGTTAGCTAATGAGGGGTTCTTCTGAATCGCTTGGTTCATTTTATCTACCATGGCATTGGTAAATTTTTGCTCTCCCATTCTTCCGAATTGACTGTATATGGGCAGAGTGGAATCGTGCCTATCGAATAATCCGGCAAGTCCTAGATATGGATTTTGGACGGAAGCTGCTACTGCCGGATTATTTCCAGACTTAGAAGTAGCGTCAATTACTTCCTGAACTCCATGACTCTCTGGGTCTACAGCACCGCCTCCGAAGGCGCTAGACAGAGCGCCTACTGCTCCTCCTATAACTCCTCCAATGACAGTTCCAATGCCAGGAACAATAGATCCTATTGCTGCTCCAGCTTCTGCACCATTCATTGCATCCGATCCAGTAGCCCCGGACTTCCAATTATTGGCAAAATTATAGACAGCCAATGGGGCGGCTACATATCCTGCTCCTTGACCTATAATTCCTGAATATTGTCCGAAAGCTCCTGCCCTAGCCCCCAATTGTGCGGCATTAACTGCAGCACTAGTATCTCCAGCTACTCCGCCTTGTTTAAGCCCACTATAAATACCGAGAGCATTACCGGCACCACCAGCATAGTTATTTACTGTTCCGCTATTAGATCCGAAAGTATTAGTATTGCTTGCTAGTAATTTAGTACCCTGAATACCCGCATTAACGTAACCGGCGGGCTTGCCGGATGCTAGGGAAGATCCGATCCCAATAGCTCCTGCAGCTAATCCTAAACTAGTACCTAAATTAGAATTTGTACTACCACTACCTGACGCACCACCGGGGTTAGTGGACCCTGCCGATGGTGCTCCTAAAAACCCGATGAATTGTCCGTGTAGTTGCCAGTGGTTGGGTCATATCCTGAATTGTTGGCAAAGTTACTGAATGATGTATTTCCTAAATCGGAAGTTCCATCATAAGTTCCAGTAGTAGGATCATATCCTGTAGATCCTGCATAATTTGAGAATAAGCTGCTGTTACTAAAATTTCCTGTACCTGTGCTAGGATCGTAAGTACTGTATCCTCCACCTGTCATATTACCTACATTATTATTAGAACCGCCAGAGAATATACTCCCCCATGGAACTTTTCCTAGAAGATTAGAAACTACACCAGATGTATTGGCAGCGCCTCCTGCACGAGCATTTCCTTGATTCTGCTGCAATTGACTGATATTTGCACCAGTACCGTATATACCCGAGGCAAGTCCTGCATTACCTTGGGCACCCAATCCAGCAGCCTGCATCAATTGATTGATATAATTGTTATAATTCTGCGCAGCATAGCCTGCATTATACTGACCAAGCATTGCCAGTTCATTTGGAGTATACAGAGAGCCATTAGCAGCCGCTGCTCTCTGTATTGCTTGATCCCCCTGCTGTACAGCGAACTTATAGCCTGGGGAATTGTAGAAGACTGAATAGTTTGGTTGACCCGCTAAACCTAGCTGTGCTGCTAGATTAGTGTCTGCATAATTGCCTAGTCCTCTTTGAGTCCCATAAATACTGGACAGTTGTCCTTGAATTCCAGACTGAGTACCTATAGCATTTTGTTCAGCCCCTGTGAGAGCTCCAGTAGCATTATTAGAACCCCAGTAGTTTATTCCTGCTTGGAGTCCTGCTCCAATTAGATTGCCCCAATTTACTTCTGTATTAGTAGCGGTATTAGGATCAGCCATAATTAATTCTTATTCTTTATTTTAAAATATATAGTAATTAATCCTGCAGATATCGCTACTATATAAGAAATGGCAGCCAGCTCAGGCGCTGCTTTAACTAATACTTCCATAAGTTTTCCAAATCCAAGAGCTACTGCAGTAGTAGCCAGAGACAACTCTGAAGAAGGATGATCTTGCATAATTATCCTATGTAAATACTACTGAATAGGTAGTAGCACTTAAAAATAATGCTTGGGTATAGGGTGCCCCGCCGGACCAGAACCATCGAGCTACCCCATTAGAGAACGAGTATTGAGAGGAAGCTGATGTTCTAGATTTAGAACCCACTGTCATGGTATTCCATAAATTACTGCCTGGATCTGATATAGCAGAAATACTAAAAGTATCACCATAAGTACTGGCAATAGTATCTACGGCAGAATACAATTGTTGAATAGAATAACCCTTAAAGGTAGTAGGACTTACAGATCCACTTGGAGTATCATTAATCGAAAAGCCGTAAGTAAAGTCTCCACCAAAAGCAAGTAGTTGAGCAGCATTAAGCGTAATAGTTGTAGCACTAGGGCCTGTTAAGGTTGCTGCTTGTCCAGATAAAGTAAATATACCTGTTCCGGCTAACATTGAATTGGTATTCTTTGCTGCGAAAAGAGTCCCTATATCTACTCCACCACTTTGAATATTCAATGTTCCGTATGGAGTTCCGTGAGCTGCTCCTGCATACCTATTAGCTATATCTACCCCAGATACTTGAATATTTACATTAGCTATAGGAGTGAAAGCTCCTATTGGTAAGAGCAGATCATCTAAATCTGCACCGTTAGATCTAATACCACTAGCCAATTTTACTTTCCAGAATCTTTATTTTTTCTTTTAAAGACTTTACTTCCTCAATCAGTACAGCTACAAGTCCATTATAATTTACAGATTCATGGATATCTTTAGCTACCAATTCTGGAGCTACCTTTTTCACATCTCTGGATAGAACTCCAATTGATGGCTGGTCAGAATCTTTCCATACGAATTTATACCCGTACAGTCCATCTAAAATTTCCGAAGAATTTTCTATACGACGGATTTTCTTTTTAAGCTTAGGGTCTGAGGTAGCATTTAAAGTAGTACCCTGAACAGTGCCAGTTACTGCTAAAGTACTGCCGTTCCAAGTTAAATTAGCAGAGCCAGCAAATGCTCCACCATTGTTAAACTGTACTTGGGTATTGGCTCCTCCGGGGACTCCGGGAGGAGCTGCAAATGTACCATCTGCTCTTAAATAATTTGTAGTTCCACCCCCACTGGCTGGAACTGATCCTGAGAGAAGATTAGTAAAAGTATTTATTAAACTGGTTAACTGTACTTTATTTATTGAAACTGGTTCAGCAGTTGCATTACTTACATTACCTAGCACAGTATTTGTAGGTATAGGTGTTAAACCAATAACTGTAGCAGTTTGAGTACTGGTCTGATTTCCGCTTACATTGGTAAGTACTACTACTCCACCACTACTTATAGCATTTCTTACATCTCCGCCTACCAAGAAATGAGTAATGAAATTCCTAAACCATTCTCTATCCCATTGCTCAGGAATACTGGTGACAGCAGGAGCCGATATGCCTTGTTTAACTGGTAAACGAACTACCATTTATTCATCTCAATTTCTGAAGTTATTTGAACTGTGAATAATTGAGTAGGGTCGCTAGTAGAAAATTTGTAGACCCTATTTCTTGATTGCCCTAGATTGAACCACGTAGCCCTAGTATTGAAACTTCCAATAGTTCCAAGATTTCTACTAGGAAATCCACGGAAAGTATTGGCAGCATCATCAGAGACCCATAGGGAAAGAGTAGCCCCAGTAAAAGCATCTTGTCCCGTGGAAATTACAATTTCTAAGCGTCTATGATTAATACGGTTATGATCTTTGTATATAGGTTGAGTAACCATCGTACAGACCATTGTATTTCCGTACTCAGTGAACGTGGAAGTATCTAGATATCCGATACCGCTGCCCTGGCTATCTCCTATGAACTGCTTGCCGAATAGATTATAATAGGACAATCCTCTCCAGTATCCTATATTGTATGACTCTATCTCGAACCACTCCTGGGTTAGGCAGTCATATGCGATGGTTCTGAAAGCTGCTGGCATTACATAGATCCATAGTGGATGTCCAGCAATGCTAGGTGTAAGTGCATATGAGCCTGTAAGATCGGCGTGCTCTAAAATAGCCTCTATACCACTATTGGATACTCTCTGGGGGGTTTGTCCGCTTTTACGTCGAACAGTTCGATCATTAGCAACCCAGAAAAGAGATTGATCCTGTGTACCTATAGAATACGCAGCATTAGGATCACACCCGATTTCCATGAAGCTTTGAGGAGCTGTAGAAAAGGGAGTACCTACTGGATTGCCTACGTTCAAATATCCTTCTGAGGTCTTAGTTCCGAATATAGTAATCTCCCTATGATCGCAACCCATACCTACGAATAAATCTGTACCAAATTCTCTAGGAAATATAGCATTAGTATTAAAAGTAATCTGCCCTTGTCCTGATACTGCCTGTCCGTCGTCGTTATAAAAAAGACGACCACTCTGGGCTAGAAACACTATGTAACTATCTACAAATTTAATGTCTACAGCGCCATAGGTAGTAAACAAAGATGCAGTTAATTGCTGAAATTTAGATTGAGGACTGCCGTAAGAAAAGGTTGCTCCAGTAGTGGTTCCTACTACCGTAGTTATCGCACCGCCACTCAAAGTGCCTAGCTTAAATGTACCTATTCCGTCTGTTGACAGAATTAGATATGTGGTAGGATTTGTGTATCCAGAAATGGAGCCTGTTCCTGAAAAGGTCCCGGAGATAGTAATCTGCATGCCTACTGATAAATTAGTAGTTGCGGAAGTAAAGGTAAAGGTTCCTGCGGTGTCTGTAATTACTGCTCCGGAAATAGTACTAACAGATGTAGGCGCATTAGGACAATAAGTGTAGCAAGTAGTGCTATTGGGAACTAGAATAATTAGACAGGCAGTGTTGTCGGCCATTCTTACAAAAGAACTACCCGGAATACCAGTACCTAGCTGAGTAAGAGTTCCTGTAGAAGATACGCTATACAAAGTAGGTCCTATTACTGCGTACAGTACTCCTTGCATGGACCATATTCCACGTACGGCATTACTAGTACCATCCGTAGCAAATGAAGTAATGCCTGCCCATCTTCGTAAGAACGAAGGAACAGATTCCTGAGGACTTCCGGATTTAAGTTCTAGAAGTACTGAATCTGCAGGTGCTGGCTCACTAAATACATTAACTAATCTCTTACAGCTAGCTGCAGGATCGTTAGTAACGTAAGAGCCAATAGGCAGAGGTATAGAAATTGAAGCCATTTAGATCCAGTTCGGGCCTTTTTGAAGATTATCCTTTTCAGGAAGAATCTGAAGATTATAACGATAAGCTGTATGCCCTCTGATGCAGGGCTTTATATCCAATTGGGTCCTCCCCATGGACCGCCCTGTGATCTCGGGAGTTCGCTGAAATCAGCCTCACTGTAAAGTACGGAGCGCTTAACAAGCTGACGCTTAGCTTCAGCAATATCATCAATAAGTAAGGGACTTTGAATAGTAATGCCGTAATGGGCGGCTAACTGTCGAGCGAGTAGCAATTTAACCCCATGTACATCTTCTGGACGCAGGGGAGCTGTAGCCTGGAGACTGGTCTGTGTCCACCACCCTAATCTCATACCATCTGCAGCTTCATTCAAAAGATAATCGTTAAGAACAGTAAGACCTACTTGCCCTTGTTCATTGCTAGGGCTAGAGTTCTCATCTATTACGCCTAGTTTTTGATAGGCGAATGTGATAATTTCTAAATTACTTGCCATTACTGTTCCTTTAGAAAAGGTGAGGCAGTTACTCTCCACTTGCCCCTAAAGTCAATGTCCTCATGATAGAGGTTCCTAAAGTCTAGGGCCATTTACCTAGACTAGACTGGGAGAAGGGCAGTCTAGTAAACCCTTTTAGGCAACCCTAATCCAAGTACGCGGACCAGCACCCTTAGTGTTGTCACCATTGAGAGTGTACTGATACCGATACGTCACACCGCTGGCGGTGGAAGTACCAGACACTGCAGTACCCGCAATGTTGTCACTAACAGTAGATCCCTGAGTACCAGTAGAGCTGGAGCCGGAATAGTTCGTAGCCGCATTGATGGTCAACGCAGTAATAGTATTACCATTAACCGAGTTGCTCACCTCTGCAGTAGCACCATCCGGAGCATTTTGAGGAAGAGTCACAGTAAGCGCAGCTAGAGTGCCTCCGATATGGATAACAAGCTTGTTGTTGTTCATCTGGATCGTAGACCCAGTAACTAGACCACCAGTGACGCCTTGCAGCGCCACATTGGTGTAAAAGTCGAACGGAGATCCAACCACATCTGCCTTACCATAACCAACTTGAGTAGTCATATTAATATGCTCCTATTGATTAGGCCGGCTGATGAATCAAGCGAACCGCCAGTTCGGGGTACGCAAGGACTTCACCAGAGATAGTGTCAAGACGGGCCGGCAAAAGATCGTTATTCGGGTCCCATTGCTGAGCAAACCGAATATTGTATCCTTCGAAAGACTCTTGAGCAGTGAACTTCACCAACTGGGACAGGTCGAGCATCGGAGGATTAGCAAACACAATCGCGTCTCGATACCAGCCGATAGATTGCTTGACTAGCTGACCAGAAATAGCCGCTGGAGCGGCCCCCATCACAGTGATAGCAGCACCGTTAGCCGGCACCGAGTCCACGTTCTGATAAGCGCCGCCAGTGATGATGCCCGGAGAAATACTGACTGCGATAGCGCCAGCAGTATCCGAAATAGTCGTGTTAACCACGAACTGTTTCAGACGGCCCAAGGAAACCTTGGACTCCGGATCAACGTCGTTAACACCAGCAATCGTAATAACGTCGCCAGCATTCAAAGTCGTAGCACCAGAGTTCCAGCCATTGGTATTCAGAGTAGTAGACGAAACAAAAGCGTTGCCCGAACCACTATTACCCTGACCAGCGCCGTTGACAACCGGAGTACTACCAGTAACCGTACCCACCAAGTGAGCAGGAAGTTTGGTATTACGGAAAGCAACGAAGCCAGCAACTTTGTCTGCAATTACACCCTCAAGCCATTCATCAGAGATGCTGGCTTCCGGATTAAACAAGCCCTTATTATCGAGAATGAACTCGTAAGAAGCCTGCGGATTAGCAGTAAGGGTCCGACGATCATCTTCCGGAGCCAAAGTTTCCGTGAGGAATCGCTCTGCCTGGAGGACGGTTTGGAAGCTCACAGGAGTATTGTACGCACCCACGAATTTCGGAACCTGGTTCACCAGAGAAGTGACGTCCAATTCTATAAGTGCAGCAACCTTAGCCATTGCTGGTTCAAGGACCTGCTCTTCGAAGTTGTTTAACTGCATCGCTCGCTCAACGGAGGTGAAGTTAATATCCACACCACGTTGGTTCGCAACACTGAGAGTAGCGTAACGCTGAACCGAGTTTTCCGCAGCCATCGTAGCGCCCTTGCGGCCGACATACTGGAACGGCAGCCGGATAGAGAGCTGCTGACCAAGGATGACGCCCTGAATGGGGCCAGGAAGAAGGCTTTGATAATCTCGGTTAGTCCGCCCCGTCATATTGGCCTTAGCGTGAAGCAGCACAAGAGCCTTGCGCGCAACCCACTGGGCCGTTAGGAGTGAATTAGCCATGATTTAATTATCGCATTGCTCGACGAAGTGAGAGTCGAGCTTCTCGTTCTTTAATTTTCTTCGCCCTCTCATTAGCAACCCACTCATCCATAGACATTACATGTTCATCCTTAGACGGAGGCGCACTGCCCTGGACAGGTTTCGGAGGAGGCGGAGCCTGAGTGACTTTAGCAACAGCCGGTTTAGCGGCAGGCTTAGTCGTTTTCGACGGTTCTTTAGACGTATTCACAGTTTCAGTTTTAGCTCTAACGAGTTGTTCTTCAAGTCTCCCAATTGCCGCTGCCTGGCTAACCGGCTCCATTCTGGAAATACGGATAGCAAGGTCTGGATTCTTAGCCAAATGGTACGCAATTGCTGGTCCGTTATCAGACCGTACCACAACCTTAGCTGCTTCCTGTGAAAGGGAAGGCAAACTAGGATTAGAAATAACCAAATCAAAATCTGGAGCTGTTTTACGGAACTCCGCAGCCTTAGCTTCAAATGCCTGACGAGTAGCTACTTCGCTTTGGCGACTCTCAATCTGTTGGACTGCTGATTCGACTCGTTTATTTACCTGCCTCTGAATCCATTCGCTCTGCAATTTGCTGAGCTTATCTGGATCATACTCGGCACTTTCAAGAGTAGGCGGAGGATCATCATTATCTACCTTCTGAGTAGCCGCAGGCTGCGATTCCTGCTGTTTAGCAACTGAGCCTTTACGCAGCTCATCTACTTGAGATAGAAGATATTCCCCGTACTTTCTAAGTGCATTTCGTTCTGCAACCAATTCTTCTATACGTTCCTGAGCCCTGCCGCGAGGTTTACCGTCATTAGTAGATTCCTCGGATTCGGGTGTGTTTTCGCCTTCAGGATTGGCGGATTCGGCAGCTACCGGCTCTGCCTCTTGTTCGGTAGTAGAACCGTCATTATTGCCAGGTTCGGCTGGCTCCGCATTAACAGAAGCTGCAATGGCGGCATCAACTTCTGCTTCCTCGTTTTTAGCCTGTGGAGCGGCTTCCGGACTTTTCGCCTCCGGAGTAGCAAATAGAGTTTCCCTAGTATCTGGCACCTGCGCAGGTGTTTGGGACTCATAAGATTTCAAATCATCACGTGTAAAAGCCATATTGTCTCCTAATACATCGGTTTACGACCGAAGGAACGATTGGAGTTAATCCGCCGTGTTATTACGGTCAGATTTCTTAGCTGGTTTCTTCGTAGCAGCAAGTTTTTTAGCTTGAGCTACTTTTGCTTCTCCTAATTCTTTAGCATGCTGTAAGCCCTGCTGATGTTTCTCGTGAGTTCTACGCATCTCTGCTTGGTGGGCTTCGTTTTGACGTTCCAGTTCTTTTCTATGAATTTCGTCCTGTCTAGCTTGATCAGCTTGATACTGTTGATGAGCTTGATGTAAATTCTGCAGATTGGATACATGCTGATTAGCCAAATCTTGCATATTGCTTTGAGCTTGATGTTGCAAATCTAATCCGGCAGCTTGAGCCTCTGCTTGTGCAGCCGCCTGAGTGCTGCCTAATTCCGCACCTGTTTTGAGATTAGCTAAATGTTTTCCCGCCGTCTCGTAGGTAAGTTTCTGGGCTTCAATAGGCAATAGCCCTGCTTTATGCTCAGTAATAGCCGCCTGTGCTTGATCTCTCTTGGCTAAAGCCTGTTCCCTCTGAAGTTGTGCTTGCTGCATAAGTTCTTGAGGGGTAGGTTGAGGATTAGGCATATTCTGCTTTTCTTGTTCAGTAGGCTGAATGATGCCCTGCTTGATAAGAGGGATACGGAGACGGCGAGTAAGCTCCTCAGCATCCGGAATATCTATGTTCTTAGCCAGTAAGTCCGGAGCCATCTGAGCGAGCATCGGAATAGCTTCTGCCGCATCGATAAGGGTAGCCAAGGCTTCCTGACGAGCAGTCTGATAGCTCGGGCCAATAGTAACTTTACAGGAATATGTACCTTTCTTAAGATCATGAATGATATCGCCGCTCATTGGATCTTCGGCGTTGATCTCTACCATTTTCTCTACTTCATCATTACCTACAATTCGAATCACTCTTTGAGAATCGTAAATGGTAGGAATCATATCGATACCAATTTCCCAGGTGAGCTGGAGGGCATCACTGAAGCCATCAATAAATTCAAAACTACCCAGATCAGATCTTCGAGTGTGCTGAACAAGCGCCTTGCCAGACACACGGTTCATATCCTCGGCATTTCCAATCGCAGGATCAAAATATCCCGTAGTAGCTTGAATGTCTTGAGCTGCCTGTTGAGCAAGGGCAATAGAACCTTGCGGCATATCAATTGGAGGATTGCGAAAAGGCATACCATCAGCATTGATGGCATTCTTATCTACATTATAGGGAAGATAGGGGCGAGAACTAGTATTGCTCTGAGACCATTCCGCTTCATACCCCTTGATCATATTCTCGGTGACGAGATACGGGGCCTTGGGAATAAGGGCCGAACGTTCAATCATATCGCATACGCGACTGTTGTACGTCCTCTGAGCATCCTTAGCATGCCTAATTAAACTTTGAAGCTTCTTACGGCCTTCAATATTAATGTAACGACCCGGGACTCGTACAACTGGAATACGGTTCCAATCGTAAAAAATAGGACCTTCAAGAATCTGTCCACCGTCGCACTTCACCCACATCACTCGCCATTTTTGAACAATACGAGTTTTAAGGACTCGCTTATGGCCTTGAGCTGCAGTAAGTCCAGCCTCCTCGAACTGTTTCTCTACAGCTTTCTTTTCAGGAGTGTAGTCTTCTACACTACCATCTGAATACATAGCAATTTCCTTCTCAAAAGGAACTCGCTCCATGTATTCTACTACTCGGACTTCTTTATCGGTAAACCAGCCGTAGGAGTCTCGAGAAATATGGAAAGAAGTTTCGGAATCGGCATTAGGGAAGAGAGATCGATATTTCTCTTTCGATACCCGTTCTCCAATGATGCACCACATGGCATCGCCTGCGCATGCATCGGAGCATTCAGGGTCCCAAATAACTGTCTGAGGATTAGGGATATCTTTGATGCGGAGGACTTGATCAAAGCTATCATCAGATGCATACTCCGGCATCAATCTCCAGGCACCGAAGCCTCCGGCAACCGCGAATTTATATTGGTTTTTATAGATTGGATCTGCTCTAGACTCGTCTTCGATACTTCGCATAAGTCCCGCAAGGACTTCCGCAGTTGCCTCATTGGCGGCATGGTTGGTAGGACGCACCTTTCCTGCAGGTCGAGTCTGTCGCATATCTGCAACAACGATGTTAACTGGTCCGATAACTCGATTAAAAGTGTAATTGGGCTTTCCACGCCGTGCCTCTAGAACTACAGGGTCCCATTGACCCATACTCTCTGAATTGTAGACAAAATTAAGATCTTCGGAATGCATCCTCCGATTCTCTTCGAACGCACCTACTCCATCATCGTATCGATTACGAATACGACTAAGTAGATTATTTAAATCCTCTACTCCAAAATCATCCGTATCAATTAGTTTCTCTCCAGACTTAATTGGAGAAAGGTTAGGAGGAGTCTTATCGGGACCTTGAGCCATATTATTCTACTACGTAACCAATAACAGTCCGCTTTTGGCAGTCATCATTTATATCGTAATGATCGTGATGACGAAATACTGTGCAACCTTTTGATTTAAGAATATTTCCAGCTACAGATTCAGCCTCAAAATTAGGATCAGGAAGATTAAAAGTAACTATCCACTCTTCTTTGACTTTTAAAGCTAATTCATCCATTACGTAGGCATCTCTTGAATAGTAACTTTACGATTCTCAGCAACCCAGACATCTGTATATTCTCCAGGCTTAATATATGTCGCAGTTCCTGGCTTAAACGTCTGTTTCTTAGTCTTAGGGTCAGTCTCGATAGTCTCTACATTGACCTTAATATGATTTCGTTGATTAGTATTTTTGATTGTGATATTAGTCGGCATTAGCAATCTTCTCCAAAAGCTTAATGTATTTTTCTTTATAATCGTCGTCCAAACTGCAATCTATGGCCCCCACTTTTTTATCCAAAGCATCCAGCTTCTTAATAATCTCTAGCATCTGTTTGGCTAGATCAGGGTCTTTTTGAATAGTAGGGATTGGAATATAATTTGGATCTAAAGGATTAGTCCAACCACCAGTTACCATTGAAACTACGCACATATTTTTCTCTTTTAATTTGGCTGTACAGCTAGGGATCGAACCTAGGACCCGCTCCTTAACAGGGAGCCGCTCTACCGCTGAGCTACTGCACAATATACTGCACCAGTCGAAGTGATCGTAATCACTGCAATCGCATATAATACAAATATCAGCCAGCCCAGAAGTCTGGTGGGGACCAGTGGAACCATTGTTTACCATTATAGGTGGGCTCTACCTTAGCTCTCTCAATTCCACTCATTACCAGATATCGGAGAGAGTCCATAAGGTGATCGTTCTTTTTAACGACTTGTCCTTTGTCGTCTCTTCGATAAAGTCTGTATTCTGCGAAGGTACTTGCACATCCTTTAAAGATTTTAAGTCTTCCTTGGCTGAGCATTTCCCAGACTCTGTAGATTCCTGCTTCTCGTGCATTATCGGCAATCTCAATATCCAGCCCTAAACCTTGATATAAGGACAGCAATTGGGTTCCGTCCGATTGCATTCTTCCTCGTGCGGCAGGATCGATAACGCCAGGTATCCATTTTCCTCGGTTAAGGATGGCGGCAGCATGAACGGAGGGTTCTGCCTGTCCACGATAATATTCATCGTACACATACAGCGTACTCGTTTCTCGGTCATACGCTCCCCATAGCGCTGCTGTACGGTTCCAACCAACGTCCATCCCAAAGCACCTAGGCCAATGCTTGGGAATCTCAAATCCAGTTACTTCAATGTCCGAAGTAGGTACTTGATATATCGCTCCAGCGCCAAGTTGAGGAACTCCTTTTGTGCGGCTATCTCTCTGCCACGGAGGAATACTTGCAAGTATTGCTTCTTTAGTTTCTTTCGGTAAGTGCGGGACATCTTCCCATTCCACAAATGTACAGAATTTACTCATTAATGTTTGATTTTAAGATCGTCTTCAGTAGCTGGCATATACTCAGGCATAAAAGATAGCATAAGATCGGTAAGACCAAGGAGAGGAGTAGCAGTGACGTAAATGATTCCATTAACAGTAAGAGTCCGAAGCAGACATTCCGTATAAATATCCATAGGGCACTCTTCATCAAGGTGAATTACGTGCTGTGACGTACCTTGGAAAACTTCTCGACCCTGATCGTAAGACTTGAACTGGAGATTGCTGAGCCCTCCAGAAGCGTGCTTGACGTATACGTTCTCAATTGCATCAGACAGACCGTGCTTATTAGTCCACCTATGAATGAGCTCCCCAGGAATAAGTCCTGTACCATAAGCTTCTGTGTTTCCGTAAGGGCCTATTAGCATTGACTGCATAATATCTCTTACGTTCTTAGCAGTATCTCCTGCCGTCCAAGCACTTACTGGGTCTACGAACGTTTTTCCTTCCCACCAATCTGGGTATACACCTGTAAGATGGAGAACCATCTCATATCCACCTGCCAAACTCTTACCAGAACGGTTCCCTCCTGCCAGAAGTCTCTCATTATGCATAGCGCCAGCTTTAAAATGGCGCATTTGTTTCGGATACTGAGCTCTAACTTCCGGTGTGCTGAATAGCTGGTCTATTTTCCTCCGACTCTTCCTCCGATCCACTTCTTCCAATAGCTCTAGGAGCTGCATTTGTTCCTGAGTCGTCAATTTCCCTGACTTCAACTGTGATTGGAACGATTCCGAGCTTATTGAGGAGATAAGAGAGCTTAGAGTTGAGCTGTTTGTCACTTAATTTTTCCGTAACATTCATGTCTACCTTAATATTGTCCTTATATTCAGGTTTTTTGACACTTAGTATTTTAGTAAGTAGCTTATCATTTCCTGCTAAAGCTAATTGAATAGCTCTCTCTTCTAAGGCAAGATGAGCGAGAGGCTCTGCCTCTTTAACGCGCTCCGCAAATATAGGATTTCTAGATAACTCTTGGAAATACTCGAAGGGTGTAACGCCAATACTGTCACGAGCAGTAGCCAACTCCCCCGTATTGATAAAAACTTCGATAAGTTTGTCGTGCTTTTCTTTAGTCCAGACAAAAACTTCTGGATCTTTGAGTTTCTTTTCATTGATTCTGTCTTGTAGAAGATCGTAAGCTTTCTTGAAAATATCAGAATGAGCTAAACGAGCGTCAATTTGTGCTTCAGTAACGTTTACAGCCTGGCATGCGGCTTTAAAATCTTTATGATATGCAAAAGCTTCTAGAAACCTCTTCTCCCAGGCATCTACTTGCTGCTGTTTTTCTATTTTTACGGTAACTCCCTTACCAAATTTACCTCCTTTACCTGGAAAACTGCTATTACGTATTCCAGTTTTCTCTCCTATAGTAGTCTTTCCCGACTTAAGTCGGAGGCAATCTACGCAAAGTCTATGATTAGAAGTATATCTGGGAGCAACATGCCCATATCGGCAAGGAGTACTCTGGAAAAAATATCCCCACTTTCTGTATTTAGCCTCTTCTTGAGGTATCATTCTAGTGGGCATATGGTTATAGAGATCGGGACTTCCCTTACTATTGATGGGAGCAATAGCTTTAATCTCATCCAAAGTCAAATCTGGATAAATATTACTCGTTTCCTCCGAGGAAACTTCCGTGTCTATCTGTTCCTGCTGATTGTTGCCAGAGGAGAGCTTCTGCTTTTGAGTCATTCGTAGTACCGTAGATAGCTCCAGCCTTTATCCAGACGAGCTTTTGTCCTTCGTATTCCCATTCAATCTGATTTCTCGGAGAGAATTCAACAACTTCTCCTGCTTTGACTGGCATAAGATGAAGTTTGCCGGATAGTTCCGGGCCGTCTTCGAAATAAAGACTACGTTGGGTGGACATGTGCCCTTCAAGGAGGTCAAATCGCACCCTCCTTCGTTTTCTCTTCCCAGGACCTACGGCCACTACTATTCCTTTCTGAAGCGTGACTCCTATCACGGCTAGAATAGGGTGCTCGTACTCTAACCTTTGTACGAGAACGTAGTCCTGTAGTGGTCTGACCGTCTGCGATACTTTCGTCAATTTCCCGTTCAATGTCACGACTATTAAGCCTCATATACGAAATCAATATCTTGTTCTTTTAGGATTCGGATTTCTTGTCCTGCATAGACTGAATCCATTCCAACTGCTGCCCCGAAGGATACTTTTGCTCCGACTGATAACCCGCGCACCTGCGGACCCACTGCCAGTACAATTCCCGAGAGCGATCTCTTCCAGTCGGGGAGTCGGATTGGTCCTTGGATTGGTTCTGGTTTGACAACGAGTAATTCTCCGATAAGATTAATAGGGAAAGACATAATTTACAAAGAACCTGAAGGAGTCTGGATAGCCAAAAGTTCTAGAATAGCAACCTGCATTACAGTAGAAGTATCCGGAAGTACTGCTTTCATCGAGATCTGAAAAATTTCACTGCCTTGCCAATTATGAGTCATCTGAAGAACAGAACCTGAAATCTGAAGAGTATAGGTGGATGAAGAAACTGTCTTGGGAGTAGAGGGGACTACATTTACTGCATTAGTAATATCGTCTATTTGGTAAGAAAAGGAAGTAGGAGTAACGGGAGTCCCTGTGTGGTCAAGAAATGTAAGATCAATAAATACATCTGCTCCTTGGTAGGATCTGTAATCCACATATGATAGAATGGGCTGTCCACTTAGACCTCTATTATTAATAGGCATTATTGTCTCGGATACTGAGCATTAGGACGGATGAGAACCTGGATTTTACCTGCTCGAATATTGTTTACAACTATCATATGCTGCGTAGATTGATAATTTTAATTAGAATTAAATCAGTATTTGTGGGCATTTTTAATAGCGTGCTTCGCACGAGCATGAATTTGATTATGTTTACGAGTAGAAATCCGACCAGCAATCCAATCCCGAGTAGCATAATGCTTCTCTTCTTGCGCTGCCTTCGTAATCTTCATAGCTGGAGTAGGCTCTTTCAACTCATCGTCCAGCTCCCCTACTTGAGTATGCGAGCCTCCATGTGCGGACTTTTCCCCTTTACTCTTTTCTACTTTGTGCTTCTTGGCGGGCTTCTGATACCCTACTTCAAGACCTGCGAGAATACCTGGCATATTTTATCCTTTACGAGAAATATTCATCTTCTTTGCTTTTATGGCCAAAAACTACGTGGCCCATAGCAGTATCTTTATGAGGCCAGAGCATCAAGAGTCCGCCCTCATCTAGATCGTATGTATCTTTATCTCCGGTAAATTCTCTACCAATTTCTCGGAGATTACTTCCGGAAGTGACTACCAAGACGCTCCCGTTCTGAGATTCTTTTAACTGATGTTTGAGCCAAGGAATAAATCTATCTTGAAATTGTTGCATGGATTCCCCGCCAAAAGGCTTCTCCGTGGGGTGGTCCATGTAATACTGCACTACTGTTCTATTTGGTTTCTTCTTAGTACCCATCAGCATACCAAGATTCCAAGTTCGAGCTTCGTCTGCCACCTCTACATCAGGATGTGATAGGATTCCAGAAGCCATAATATGGGCAGTCTCGTAGGTACGTCTCAGACTAGGAGTATAAATGCAATCTATATTTGCAGCTTTTAAATACTGCTGAGCTTTAATGAGTCCTACTCTACCTTCATCGGAAAGAGGGAAGTCCAGCCAACCGTCTGATCTTTTCTCGTTGTCTAATGCTGTTCTGCCATGACGCATTACGTACACTACACCATTTTGAATAGACGGTAGTAAAGGCATGTTTATTAAGTTCTATACTCTGAGACGTTCGACTTAACATTATTACGAGCACGCTTGGCAGCAGCTCTCTTAGTAAGTCGCTTTGCTTTGTCAGCCTTAACAAATTCTTTAGCTACCTTCTTAGTAGGACCCTTGAACTTATCTGGATGCCATCCATGAGCTACAGCTCTCATTAATTTCTCTTGAGCCTTGGATTTACTGGGCATATAAGTTTTAAGAAAACCAAATATTGTAATCTACTGTACTGGCCGGACCTGTGCCTCCGGTACGAGTAGTCGTTACAGCTATAACTATACCGTTAAGAAATCTAATGCCATCTGAAATACTTAGATTTGCAGCTCCATTAGCAGGTATACCAAAAGATAGTTTGGGAGCTGTAGTTCCCAACGTAATACTAGAAGCTGAATTTGCATCAAAAATCTGAAGATAGGCTTGAGATGCATTTGGGTTATCTACAAAATAACCACCCAACCTTCCTGGGTTGATAGAAAGAACTGTTACAGTATTTCCAATTGAACCGTTAGCAGATTGTGGCCAACCGATATCTGATCCAGACATTATTTGTATTCCTATTTAATTAAGAGCCGGCCCCAAGAAGGGCAAGGGAGCCTTTTCCACCAGAACCAGCTCCAGAATTTATAAGAGTAGCAGACTGACCATTTAGAGTGAATATGCCGACTTGCCCTGGTACTATAACTCCATTGGTACTAGTGCCTCCTACAACGTTAAAGGCGCCTTGAGCACATAAAATAGTCTGGTTACCACTAGCTTGAGTGAGAGTAGCCGCCTGTCCAGCTAGAGAAAAAGATCCAAACTGTTCGGTGTCCCCGGGACCTATTGCAGCATTTTGACCAGCCAATGAGAAAGAACCAGTAGCCGCAGTAAGAGTACTAGTATTTACTCCAGTACCAGTAAATTGACTAAACTTTAACGAATTATTGTTAAAGGGATTTATCTGCGCTCCAGATGCTAGAGAAGTTTCTGAAGCGAATGTAGTCGTAGTATTGGCGCTAAAACTAAAATTAGCGTTCGAGTTCTGTTTACCGGTTATAGTAGCTACCCCACCAGAGATAGATACAGTACATGTAAATACGTCATTAGTAGCTCTAGCTATAGTTACGCTAGAACTAATATTTGTATTGGTACCTCCTCCTGTACATGTACAGGCTATAACAGAAAAAGCCCCAATTCTAATACCAATAATACCGCCAGCATTGGCACCTGAACGGACCAATGCTCCAATTACAAATTCATCTCCATTCGAGGCAGCTCCTGCCGCGACATTTATGGTAGTCGTAATCGTAGAACCATAAGTGGCATTATGGGCAAATGCACTCATAGTACCCGCCGCCGACGAAAATGCTCCAGTAGCATCAGTCTGAATAGTACTGACTGGAATAATTACATTAGCAGGAGTCCAAGGATTATTTACTGTACCTGGGGTATTTAGTGTAAAATCCGCCATTACGCCACCTGATGCCCTACTGTTCCTATAGTAATACCGTGGGCGGTAGCATAAGAACTAAGAATAAATCCCGTATTAGGATCTACCACATTTGTTCTATTAGAATAAGAATCTACAATATCCCCATTCACATTCAATGTGACATTTGTAGCGCCATAATGAGTAGCATCATTCTCTACTCCATGTTCGCTGCAAATAAGATTTCCAATAGAAGTGAGTGTATTAGTGAAACTTGCAGAACCACTTACCCACCGAGGACCGACTACCGTGTTTCTGTATTCCCAACCTGTCCAGCTTGCAAAAGTAGCATTTCCATATACTGTAGCAGATGGGAACGCACCATTATTGGGACCAATGGTATTAAACATTAAGTTCCAGCAAGTTTCGTTTTGATCAGGATTGTCTCCAGATCCTCCGTCTTGTCCTTGGTACATAACCACGCCACCTGTGCTAATTCCAGCAGCAGGAGATGAGAATGTACCACTCTGTACCCAAGCTTTATTATTTCGTACACTTCCTTTGGAATTATGTCCTTTAATAAATATACCAGATTGAATATTCTTGGGGTTAGAGAAGCCGGATACTGTGTTATTCTCCACTACAAATCCTCTCATCGAATACGCAATAAGTCCTCCTCCGGATTGCATATTTTGCATATTAGAGAGAGTATTTTTCACATAAGTGAAGTAATTGTGCATGGTGCTGGTGGCCGCAGGAAATACCCCTTGCCAGTTAGACCAGTTGCCATTAGTATTGAATCCGTTCATATTAGTGAACGTATTCTCGAAATATAAAGCCCTGTCTCCGTAATGGAAAATGTGAAATTGATCGTGATTGTTTCCACTATTAACAGTAGCCCAGTTAGATGGACTACCATTAAAAGTCAAATTACAAGCACTACATCCTCCGCTCCCTGCGCCACTAGATCCATTCATAAGGACCCACATATCTGTGCCGCTCCAGGCTCCAGAATAATCTATGGTAGCTGATTCTCCTTGATACCCAATCCAAACTTTAGCTTTACTACTCAAATCTAGAATAGAAGACAGAACATTAAATGCGTAAGTCCCATTTCTAAAAATTAATTGTTTTCCGGCAGTTCCGGTTGCATTCGCAAAACCTGCTAAAGTTTTCCATGGAGCAGCAAACGATCCGTTATTAGAGTCATTCCCATTAACGGCATCCAAATAAATGAACTTAGTAGAATCAGTATGATCCGCAACAACTAGAGTCCAGGTAACCGAATACTGTCCAGAAGAATCTGCAGAACCCGTAGTTCTGCCAAAATCTTGAGTAGTAACCTGTACTTGAATAGTATATGTACCAATTACTGGATTAGTCCAACTGAGAATACCGTAATCCGTATCTCCATAGTGCTGGCCAATGGACATGCCCGCCGGTCCTTGAAGAAGAGTATACTGAAAAGGCCAAGCTCCTCCATAAACTGCTATTGGTATTCTCCAGCCAATGCCGTCTGGAGCTAGACGTGCTCTCTCCCAACTATTCGGATTACCTCCAGCTAGTCCTCCTGCATCATTATCCGGCCTAGGATGTACAATAATAGGAGATATCTGGGCCTGGACGTAGTGTCCTGTGGCGAGCTGCCAGGTAGCATTCGTAGCTAAGGTAGATGTCTGTCCAGCTAACGAAAAAGTACCTGATCCTGCACTCATAATATTGGCAGTAGTACTCGGCAGAGAGGCTGGTCCTCCCATAGCCGAGAACACCCCAGTAGTTGCGTACAAGGTGGCAGGGTTCTGATTAAACCCTATATTTAACGAGTAACTCATCTCTAGCTAAAATTAGCTGAGCTGAAGAACACCGTTAGTACCATCTAAGGAAACGGTAAAAGTATTACCCGAAGAAAGGGTAACTGCTGAACCGAAATCCCACCATCCAACTAGATTTCCACTAGCTGCCGTAGAATTGTAGATAACTACATATCGAAATGTAGAGAATGCTCCTGAACTTGTCCAAGTAGGATTAGCAGCAGAAGCAATATACTTGTATAGACCACTAGACTGGGAACTAGAGGTAAGCGTCAAAGACGCTCCGCCAGCAGTATAGCCAGCGCCTGCAGCGATCTCTGTGATGTCTGCTTTAACCGCATTTGTAGCTACTGGAGCGGTATTGGTGAGCATCACCTTGAAGGTGTCACTGCCAAAATTATGGACCTTGTTGGCGAGATCCGCTACAAAAGCATTAAATTTATTAAATGTTGCCATTATAAATATCCTGTAGATTACTCTTTAGAAATTTCGATAATCTCTTCACGTCTAACCATGGAGATTATTTTCTCCGTAAGAGCAATCTCCTTACGGATATAGTCAAGTTTAAATTTCAACTGAGCCAGATACTGTGAATACCTGGCTAGTTCTTCTTGTTTTCTTCTCTTCTGATCTATAAGATCTTTGAGAAGGATGATATTAGACATTAGCCCTTATAGGCCCGGCAAGCCGCCCTTCTTGGGACTATTGATGGATTTAGCTGCGCGAGCTAGCTCAGCACTGCCACCTCCATCACACTTACCGCCAGTGTCAATTGTCTTCGGCGTGCCGTGACGGACAACCTTACCCTGATTAGTGGGCACCCCTTTACCTTTATGAACTTTAGCCATTTTAATTAATCCTCTTATTAAGTAACCGCAGATCCGCCTAGGTCCTGAAAAGTCACCGTGGCTGGACCTGTAATAGAAACCATGTACTGACGCTCCACCCCTGTAGCGATCGTAGCAGTACCTGTAATAGTAACTCCAGTACCTGCAGTTAGAGTAAGAGTACTAGCATTAGTATTACGAACGTAAGTAGTAAAAGAAAGTCCATTGATATTTGGAACAGAAGATCCTTTAATTACCGTCTGAATAGCATTCGCTACCTGAGCGATAATATTCGCTGCGCTGTCTGTAGTGAGCGCTGTAGCTCCGGAAGTAGTGACATAGTTCTCGCTAGCTCCTGCCAAATTGGAGGCCGCTAGAGTGCCCGAAGCCTGAGAGGTAGATGTAAACTGGATTTCCGGAAGAATAGAAGCTGCATTATAGAAATCGTCTCGAAAGACGCCCAAAGTAGTCATATCTTATAACCTTTTAGTTAATCTTTTTGCGTCGTTCCAAAAACGACTTAATTTTCGGAAGAGATTGATTGACCTCATCCGCATACCATAGAATCTCTCCTCCAATCTGAACTGGGAGAGGAACTTTCTTTTCACGGAGCAGATAGCCTAGGAAGCCTTGACTAACCCCGTAAATATTTGCTAATTGTTCTCGGGTAATCGTAGGATACATATTACACCTTGATATGGTCGGGGCGGATAGTATGGTAACTATCCTGTCCAAGAGTAGGATTGCTTGCCCCGGAAGACTAGTTAATGCCTAATAGTCTCTTGAAGAAAGCTATTAGGCTGCCGTAAAACCCGTAGGGGCTGCCGGCTGCGCTACTGGCACAGGAATAGAGAAGGGAACTTCCGCAGTAAAAGGACTAGTAGAAGTAACCCCATTAAGCATATCTGTCTGGTCTAGAGCTGCCCAATAATTGCCTGGAGGTAGTTTAAGCCTTCCTTGGAAATCTTGGACTGTCTCGGTAGACTGTGTTCCATTAACTACTACGAACCACTGGTAATTGCCTGGACTATGAGTAGCATCCCCATCTAAACGAACTCCAATGGTAGAACCTGATTGGTACTGTCCTTCTGGAAGAGGATTACCGTTTACATCCGTAGTACTAGGTGTCCAGGTGAAACCTTTAAGGAGGGGAGGGAAAACTGTAGACATATTAGACCTATTATCGAGAAAGGAATTTAGAAAGAAAAAGTGCGGCATCGGATTTTGTATCCCGTAGTGCCGCCCTACGGTGTCCTTATCCTGAGTACTCTTGGCGAGAGTCTCGACGGGATCAGGGATAGGTAGGTAATTTACATTTACAGATTAATATTTATAGTTTTAATATCTGTAATTTGGTAATCTATAACTTACGTTTACAGTAGATAGAGTACCCCTTAAGTCCATTATGCTTCTTATTTTGCTCATATAGTGTTATGACTATATTTCACAAAATTATTTAACTTTACTATCGTAAACTTAAATATCAGAATCATAATGTCCTTAGACAACTCAAACTTAAAAAAGTTCCCTAAAGAAAGTGAACTTTTTAATAAGTCATTGTATTTGTTCATAAAATAGTTTTCACTATTTTCTTCACAAATACGATTACAATACCCCTCCTCGCTCCATCCGTCGCTTTAGGCATCCTTGCCTAAGAGGGGTATACTCATATTTCGCTACGCTGCCATCCTTGGCAGCCGACTTTCGTCGGGTACACAGCTTCGCTTTAGCATCCCATCCGGACAGTCATCTATAAAGAGAATTACACCTGACCCCGTAGGGAAAATGTCTGCCCTTCCTATCTTCGTTCCGTAACTTTACGAATATCCCCATCCTGTAAAGGGTTTTTACACCTCGGGATATGGATCTGTGGGGTACCATAACCTTTTGATTTATTAGGGGTTTTGGGTTCCTATCGCAGGAATATAGAAAACGGTCCATATGCTGCGCAGCGTCAGCGTAGCCGTACCTATGACAGATATATCAGATATTGACAAAGCATTGGGGCTGTGGTACAGCCCCGCAATAGCCGCAGAGCACAGCCCTATAGTCTATTTACCCTCCATATAAGCCCTGATAATGGCATAGAATATCGGCCACAACGCCAACGTTAAAATAAAGACCATTTGCGTGATGTCTCCATAATTACCACAGGACGGGCCGCATAAAGAGCTGCCATAGCTAAACCCTCCGAATATCTAGAGAGCAAAGCTATAGATGCCTCTACTGCCTGCTTAATATCGTCACGAACCATAATAACAAAGCCTCCTATATTGGCAAAGGATTAACGGATGGACAAACCAAAGGGATAACAGAGAGCTGCTGATCCCCCGCTAGGTTGCTACCGGCTAGCCATTCAAGGGCTGCCTCGGCACTAGGGAATGGCCCGAAAGCCTTACCCAGAGAAACCACAACACACATCTCACAAAACTCCTACGTAAATAACCGAGGGCTGCAGTATCTCCCGATAGGCAACCCTCAGTAAAGCTCTTTTTATCGCCTCACTCCACGCACCTTATGGTGCTGACGTGTGGTAAGAGTTCTATCGACCCGGGAGAGATGGTGCATAGTGGCAATACTGTAAATACTGCCCTTACGCATCCGCTCCCGCCAAGCCCGAATAGCCTCTTTCTTCGAGCTATGGTCCAGAGTAAGCAACGGATACATGTGCGATCTACCTCTCACTATCCAAATAAAGACCAGACCAATACAGCTAGTCCTATCAGGCACCCCACTAAACACGCTAGGGCTCGTTTAGAGACGATATCGTGCTTGGTAGGTCCGTAGTCATGGTATAGACCAAAATGACCGTCGTATCGCCCACTACGGGGCGTATATCGAGGCGTATCGTCTATCCAGGGAGGCTTCTTGCAGTTAGGCATAGTAATATTCCTCCGTATCACTAGGCAGGGTCCGGCAGACCATATCAATGATCGCCTGAGCCTCAGCACTCATAATGATCATGCCCACCTCTGCACTGACTAGAAGTAAGGCCACAACCGTTACAAGCTCTATCGCGTCCATGCATAGCCGGGTGCGAAGCTCTCCTTTCCACGTCCATTCGACTAGATACATGTCTGAAAACCCTCTCGGGTTAGGCGCAAGAGTGCGCCCTAAAGCACACACCCGATGTGCGATATGTGCTTATAGGCTAGTCTTCAGCCTAAAGCCTAGGATCGTCCGGTAAACCATACTTGACGCCAATAACAATACGGTCAACGGGCGGTTCATACAGCTTATCCTTCAACGATCCTATGCTCTCCATGACTGTATCCCATCGCATGTATTCCTCCTTTTCTTCTTCTCCATCTTTGTACACAAGCGTAACAACGAAATACATAAATCACCCTCTCTATGTAAGCTTTAGCTTACTTGTAGCCTATACCAAATAGCACCCCTCTAATAGTTTACTTCAATCGAACCGTTACGTACTTAACCCGTCTTTCCTTCTCAATCAGGTAATTCGCCATATCCCTAGCATTAAGACCTACCTTAAAAAGCATAGCTTCGTGCTCTTTCTCCGTCCAATTACCCTTTATTTTTGGATTGTAAAATACCTCGACATATCCTCTTTTGCCTTTGAATTGCTTACCGTGAATGAGAAACACGTTTAAACCCTCCTGTGGGGCGCTATGCGCTATAGGCTACCGAGTGTCTTGTCACGTGATGACTCTCACTCACCTAGTACCTTTAACTCCGTCGTGAGTTCTGCGACTAGGGACAGTACGAAGACTTATACTCGCACCTATCCGCGCGTGCAAGTACTATTTCGTTATTCTATTATGGCATAGTTTTTGCTTAGTTGTCAAATTACAACAAAACTACTATGCAATGCTCGTGCCAAAATATAGAAAACCGCGATCTATTTTTATTGGTATGAAGGTACAGGGTACGTATCTAAATGGCATAAGGAGCGTTATAGAACGATTTCTGAGTATCTATACAGTACACACCTACCATAGGTCCGTTGTATATACGTAGCCTATGCGTTGCATGAGAGAAATCGTTAACCGTTGTACAATATAGACATCAACCCATATACTACGTATACATAACTGTATGATAAATAAGGGAAATTTGACAAACCGCATGTATAGGCGTAAAATACTTGCATACTGTGAGAAACGAGAATAAGCTCTTTCACATAGAGTAAACATGAACGGCAGCGCAGGGCTGCTAGGCAATAGTAAGATGCACGGACTAGCTTCCTATCTTACTTGCGCTTGAACGATAGTTTTTTAACAATCAGACTTGCACCGTATCGGCTAACAAGCTAGTACGGTTGTACTGGCCCGATACGTGAGGTAAGTCTTTACTTTGGAGTAATTGACATGTCCACGAATCAGCAAGTATCGAATGCGGTGCAAAACACACTCAAGCCAACCGAGGTAACCGTTACCGAGGACCAGCTTGCGCCGGACTTGAAGAAGAAAGCCTGCAAAGCAATCGATGAGGCTTATGATATTCAATGGCGCAAGGGCGGCGTGGAGGATACTAAGAAAATCCTCGAAGGTTTGCAGGGTAAGATCGGCGAGAAAGTTTATACCGTCGCCAAGCTTGCTTGCGAACAGGCAAAGAATAATTTCCCGATCGCTCGGGCAATGTTTTTAGCCTTGTGTGCGGTGGCTGAAAAGCACATCAAAAACACACACACGGAAGCCAAAGGAGAAGAAGTTTCGGTTGGTAAGCTCATCCCGCAATGGAGCGCCTATAAGGCCGACATTGCCAAAGGACTGGAGCGTGGAATTGATCCGCAATCGCGTGGAGAGGGCGGAAGCCTGAAATACGCGACAGCGGCTCAGTACCGTGAAGCTTCGAGAACCGGCAATGGAGGCTCTACAGGGAGCCAGGCTGGACAACAGAGAGCAAATACCAATGGCTCCGTTGTCCTGCAACTTGTGGAGCGTGGCTGGAATGCCACACTGTCCGCAGCAATGCAGGTATTGTCCGAAAAGTTGAATGCATTGTCTGTTGATGAGCAGGCAGCTTGGGCACCTCGCGTTCTGGCCTTGGCCGGAGAGGTGGATCAAAGGCTTACTGAACTCAAGGCGTCCAAAGAACAGAATGCGTCCGTGGTTGAGCAGGTAGCAAAAGAGATGGGCGCTCAGGATATCGATGCAGACACTAGAGCAGCTATGCAAGCTGCCATCGATAGCGCTAAGACTCCGGAAGAAGGCAAAACGGTTGCCACGGAGTTGCTGCGAGCCAAGCGAGGTAAAGATCAGGCCAAGCGCGGCGGAAGTCGAGCGGCTTAACGGGTTGAGGAGTGCGTTTTGCACACTAGGCGGGCGTGAGCACATTGGTGCAACGCCCGTTCTTTTTATATAAGAGGTTTTTGATGACTCCACGGTTGCAGAGGATTTTAGATCGTATATTGGCGGTAATAGCGATATTAAGCATGCCAATAATTGGCATGTTTCTTTACATGTGCATGCATCCGCCAATATCTCATTGAGGAAAATCGAAGCCAAGTAAGCTATGCAGCAACGCTGTATGGCCTACTTGGCTTTTCTTTTTTGTTTTAATTCCTGCCTAGGCAACTACTGCCTAGGCTTTTTTATTGCCTTAAAATTTCTCGCGCGCACATCCGTTCTTTTTATATAGACAATTTTGCGCTAATCGAAAAGAGGTAAGCTCAATGAAACAATCGCAGCCCAGAAATTCAAGAGTAGGCATGCGTGGCGGAAGTTTCAGGAAGCCAGTTCCAGAAAAAAGTGAATTAGTTTCTATGTTGAAAGCACACAGTATGAAAAAAGTTTGCCAATACTATGGAGTCACAGCCCCGACTGTTTACAAATGGATGAGAGAGTTAAGCATTCCCCTACAGGGCAAAAAGGTGGACAGATGAGCATGTATAAGCCAGGAGATTTAGTTTGGCTGCAGGTTCTATCAGGAGAAATACCTGCTGTAATAACTCGTGTTTGCGAAGAAATGAGTTTATGCAAAGAACATAAACTTCCAGCATATGAACTGGATGTTCGTGAATTGGCTACGATAGCGTGTGAAATTCTTATTCGTCCTAGGAGGGATGATTATCAGCAACACGAAAAGCTCGGATCGGTTGAGACTGTTCGCAGCCTTATGAAAAAAAGAAGGTGCGATTCTGGTGAGTGCATGAGAAAACACATAGATTGCCTAATTCTTTTCTTTAATAGAATTAGACGTACTCACTGGAGACGGTGGTTAAGAGCAATCACAGGACAGAAATGTGTTGGATGCGGAAAACCGGTTTGGAAGCTAATACTGTTAGGAGGCTGTAAGTGAAACCTAAGCGCTACTGTGTGCAGCTCTCCGACGGTCGATGGGTTAAACGCACTTCGCATTTTGGGTACAGTCACGGTTCCGTCGTTCTAACTAGCGATCCAGAGGAGCGTCGTTGGTGGAGTAGAGAACGTGACGCTAGATCTGCCTCTCGTACTCTTAATGGCCGTATTGAGAGCCGTTCTAAATGGAACATTCCTGGGTTGATAGAAATAGAATTAAAGAGACTTGGGTTGACCGCAATACATGTGCCAGATGACGTAAGTACTTGAAATACTTGACAAATGGCGCAGTCTTTGCTATAATATACCTGTAAAATGAGAAATCGGTAGCGGCGGCCAAGATGCAAAATGATGTTCGTAATAAGGAGGTGTGCCATGACGTGAAACTTGTTTAGCTTGCCTAACTTTACTTTTTCTCACCACACATTAAGAAAGTAAGGTAAGCCGCGTTATTGCCCAACGTCGAACCAATATGGTTTATGCGGGCCTCACTCCCCCGCATAGAGGACGTTACGCTAGATTGGAAGCCGGGACAGAGTAGCTGACTGTCCCGGTTTTCTTATAATCAAAATCGGCTTGGGCTTTGCAATAAGGGTCATTGTTACCCAAGGGCGGGTATATGCGTTCATCTGGCGGGAAGACTCGCTTGGATGTTCCTGGGTTCTCTTTCGGTGTTAAGACCGGAGAATTCGTTGATGTTCCTAGAATATTTGGTGGTCGTGGTGCAAAACGTAAAAGCGGTAAACCGCATACATATTCTGAACTGGCAAGTCGTGCTCCATCTAGGAGTGTCGCTATTGCCAGCGCCATCGCTCGTCATGAATACAATAAAGGCAAGCGATTTCGCTTAAAGCAGAAAAAACAACCTAAAACTAATCACATTGCCGCGTACTGCTTGCGGCGCTACCTAGAACTATCAGGTTTAAAAACCTACAACTTCGCTTATGCGGAGAATCCGGAATTAATTATTCCGAAACCAAAAATAGTTTACGAGGTAACTGACGGTTTACTGCCGTGGGTTACTTTTACTAGTTCGAGAGAAGCTATGCTTATGTGCGCTACTCTCGCACGATTTGGAATTGCTGCATACTTTAATAGCAGGAAAATTTACCCGTAGCTGCACTGAGCTACCTCCACCCTCCTTAAAGGAGGGAATTTTATCCAGGGCGCCCTAGGCCCTGGATTTTTTATGTCTAAATGGCAGAGGTTAAGATTGTAAAGGGTTAAATTATGAATTTCATTTGGACTCTTGTTTGTCTCTCAGCCGGATTCCTTTTTGCTGTAGCTTGGCTGTCTCCAGATCCACATGAACGTAGGTGTAACGCACCCGTTCATTTTTATTATTACGAGGTTAAACCCCACAATGAACCCCGCCAAAGACCAGAACAGACTTATCGAAAAGAAGTCCGTGGAACAATGGAAGAAAGATTTATTGGAGGAACTACAACTTGATGCACCGGAAGGGGAGCCCGGTTTTACAGTTCCCTATTTAGACGATTATCTATAGGAGTAATCTAAAGTGATTAAGAAGTTTTTAATTATCGCAGCCTGCTTGTTTGGTTTTTCAGTAGCAGCCCAAGCAGAGATTATCACTTTGAGTTCCGAAGGGTGTGCTCCAACTCGTATCTGTTTTAACGTACCGAACAATGAAGGACTCGATATTACTATCACAAATGTAAATCCTACTTTCTATGGTAGATTGGTGATTTATATTGGTAATGATATGTACGACTCAGGACTGTATGCTTTTCCAAATCTTTCCGATGCAGTGATCTACGATTCCAATGGCAATCCTCTGCATGTCTCAATCAGTTTTACGGTTGTACGTGGCCCATGTGTACGAGAGGGCCGTGCAACAGTCTGCCCTCAGTACGTAACGCTAAATGGAGGAACGTTAACTAGGCCGTAACAGTTCTATAATTTATCTAATAGCCCGGATGCCTGTGGTCCGGGTTTTTCTTTGCCTAAAGGAAACGTATGCCCAAGCTTAAAAAGCAAGCCAAACACGAAATCCGGACAATAGTTACTACTAAAGGAGGGAATACAGTGACTGGTGCCTGTATCACAGTACTGTCTCATTTGCTGCCCGGCGCCAAAGCTCTGTGCAATAGAATTCAAGATGGATTGGATAAAGAAGCAATAGCAGCTCGGGTGTATTTATTTACTGACAACATCCCTGTTTACGCTGCGTACGGTATTGAAGAGAAGCGCAACCATGGCTGATAAAGATTTTGGCCCCCGTATTGGAGCTGACCCAGAAGTATTTGTACAAAATAAAGAGGGGATAATTGTCCCTATTTGTGGACACATTGGGGGTACTAAAGAAAAACCAATTGAAATTACTCAGGACATCATTAATCTATATGGCCCGGAAAATGGAGCCAGGCGCGGTGTGGTGGCTCAAGGCATTTATGCCATGCAGGAAGATAATGTAATGCTGGAGTTCAATATTCCAGCATATACAGAATCTGGAAGGTTCGTGGAGTCCATTAGTAGAGTTCTAGGTTATCTGGAAGCTTCTGTATTGGCTCCCAAAGAACTATCCATTCGATATGGGGTAGTGGACAATGCGTTCAAATCGGAACTTCTCGAAAGTTTCATGCAATCCAGCACCATCGGCTGTAATCCTGATTTTAACGCCTATGCCACCGATGGACGATTCCAAAGGAAAGCATTTTCAGCAATGGATTTCGGCAACCGACGCTTCTGTGGTGGGCATATACACGTACAGTACAACCAGGAGCACGTGCCGCCTCATATTTTTGCACAGTTCATGGATGTCGTGGCCTGCCTTCCCTATCTCTCTCACGACAAGCAGCGTGGACGTAGATTGTTCTATGGTCAGCCTGGCCTTTTCCGAATTAAAGATTACGGTATCGAATACCGAACACTCTCCAATTTCTGGTTACATCCGAAATTTCGGGAAAGGTATTTGCAAGGGTTGGCAGAGAATGTGCTTCGCTTAGCACATTATGCTAATAGCGATCCAGATGTGCTGAAGAAATATTATTCCCGCATAGATTGGGATAAAGTTCAACAGTTTATCAAGAACGAAGATTCGAAAAAGTCCATTAAATTGTGTCGTGAAATTCAAGATCAAACGGGAATGATTCTAAACATACCATAAAATGAAGAAACGACAGTGCGATGTGGAGAATATCTCGGACTTCACTCGCTATTATAATAATTCATGGGTAGGATGGCGTGAAAACAACGGCAACGTCACTCCAATTCTAATAGGCAGCCAGCCTGCCTCCGAGTATGTATCTATTAAACGTCTTACCAGACAAGGCGATATTTTCCAAAATGGTCCATGGCTTCCTGTGAAAATGGATGCAATTAAAGATTTTGTTGATTTTGGAAGACCGCCTATAGGTATGATGCAAAATAACGGTACTATAGTATTTATGTCTTATTCCACACCTCGACAACCCCACAAGGGATTACGAACAAGAGAGGTTGGAATAAATCACTTCAACTCCAAAGATATTGCCAAAAAAGTAAACGTACCTATCCCTAGAACTGAGACCAGACTGGATTGGGTTTGGTATGCGTTTAATCCAGAATATACATCAATTGAAGAAGGATTTAAGCTTCTGGAGAATGGGGAGAAAGTAGGAGTTCCTATCAGTAGAATTCTTGGAATGTATTCTGTCCCGGATCGAATACATCCGTATTTAGCGTATAAGAGGTGGACGGTAGGTTACGTAGTTAGTCCTACAGATATCAGACTACACAATGCATACGAAGAATATAAAGATTACATCCAGAACAAAACTGGAGTTGAGGTAACACTCATATGAGTCTGGCTCGGGTCCTCGGAAAACAAAGAGGACGACAATCTTTTAATCCCGATAGTCGATGGGTACTTCCCAGTGATTTTATGGGATGGGAATTCGAGTACGAAGGAGTTTCTAACAAGGAACTACCTAATCATACGTTTGCGGATTTCTGGGAATATCACGAAGAAAGAAGTCTCTACGACAGAGGCGCTGAATATGTTTTTGCGACGCCACTTTTTGGTGCGGACGCTTACAATGCTCTTGCTTGGCTCGTAGATCACGCCAAGAAACAAGGATGGAGGTGTACTAAGAGAACAGGAATCCATGTACACCAAGATGTACGTGATCTTGAAGTTCCACAATTGGCTGGATTGTGTATCCTGTACGCAGCCTTGGAACCACTAATCTATAGGTGGATCGGAGATGGTAGGGATACTTCTCACTTCTGTATTCCACTATACAATGCGGATGAGACCCTTGTAGATGTATGTAAAATCATTAAATCTGCAATAGCGGACGATAAATCCGGAGGAAATCTTACTCTAGCTTTGTCCGATAGCTATAAAAGATATGCAGGGTTCAACCTGCAATCTTTGTCCAAATTTGGCTCTATAGAATATCGTCACATGCAGACAACTCATGATCTAGATAGGATCATTAATTGGGGGAATATAATTCTATCTTTAAAGGCCGCTGCCCGTAAGCTTCCGCAAAGCGACGGAGCAGTAGTACGCATGCTAGAAAGGATGGATATTTACGATGTATTGCATTATGTATTTCCTCCTCACATTGTAACGCTACTGCAGACTCCAGACGCTTACTCTCAGTTTGTAGAAGATGGACTTTCTTCAGCAAGAGATATCGCAGTTCACGGATGCAGCACTAAAATTGACTGGGTACGATCTTTTGGCCCTAAAGGAGAAAACAGAGGATTTAAAATATGGGTATCTGCCAACAAGACGGAAAAGGAAAAGAAAATTCAAGACTGGATTGACGATGTAGAAAGAGATGATGATGGTGATGGTGACGGAGAAAATGTGAATCAGGAGGCTAGGGATGAAGGAGAATTGTTCCGAGATTTCCATTTTGAACATGTCGCCGTCCCAGGTGCTGAGGCAATAAATCGCCCTCCTGGGAATAGAGTAAATCCCCCTCCTGGGATCGATGAAATGTTAGCAAGATTTAATGATGCATTGATCAGACCTAACCAAAGATGGATAGTACAACCTATCCCTCAACCTCAAGGAGCTGGTGCTGTAGTAGCTGAGGGTGTAGTCCCTCCAGTTACTCCTCGACGATAATTCGATAATTCGATAATTATAAAAATAGGATAATAATTACAAATGTGTGGAATTCTTGGTTTCGCGTCTACAGAGGGAATGAAAAATCGTTCTCTCAAACAAAATTTCTTTGGTACTGGTTTTCCTATGATCGCAGCAGATCGGGGGCAAGACAGTTCAGGATTAGCTCTTATAGAGAATGCTAATTCTACTCCTATAATTTACAAACGAGCACTTCGTGGGGCAGACTTCATCGACCTGAAGCCTACGATGAGGTACATGAATGACATTGAAAAGTATGCCGTTGCTATCGGGCACGTACGATCTGCTACAGCGTCCCGTGGCAATATCACTGACTACAACGCCCACCCATTCCAATACGGTCACATTACACTCGTCCATAATGGCCATATTCGTAATGCAAATTCCTTACCAGACTCCAAAGATGCCCAGTCTTCAGTAGATTCAGCTATGGTTGCTTTCTCCATGGCTAAAAATGGAGAGAAGGAGACATTAGAGGCGGTAGAAGGGGGGTTCGTATTCGTCTGGTGGAATTCTAAGACTAAAACTCTGAACATTGCCAGGAACGAAGAGCGGCCTATTCATATGGCCTATATTGACGGTGAGAATTCTCTTTTCTGGGCTTCAGAATTGACACATTTGGGCCATCTATTGAGGTACGCAAATATTGATGAAGATGAGAACAAAGGAGGGTTTTTACATCCTGAACCATCTCATTGGTATGTCTATGATCTCAAGGATTTGAGGAGTTTTGAAAAACGCCCTTTTGTGAAGCGCCAGGGACGGCGCAATCATGGGACTACGGGCCAGGTGCATGGCAGCGTGAACGCCCATACAACGGGCCATACGGAATTAGACAAAATATGGGAGGAAGAGGTCGCAGCCTGGCAAGAGTATCAGAATCAACAATCATCGATGCCAGGGAATATTTCGAAGGAGGAAACCACGGAATCTGCGACGTCTGATTCCGATGAACTTACGGAAATTCGAGACAAGCTTCGGCATCAACGATCCAAAGATGCTAAAAAAGCTGGAGTACCTACTTCTCGGAAAGGACTGGAGAAAGCTAAACAGAAGCTTAGGAATATGGGCATTCAATTTCAAGAATGCCGTCTTTGTTACCCTACTTCTTGGTCTAAATACCATAATCAGCCGAATAGGGGCTCCATGATTGCAAGGATGCGTAAGGGAGGTTATTTCGTAGAGATTGTAGATACTACTATGGAGCAGTACCAAAGAGCCACAGATGACGGAGCAGTAATTGTGGAATGTGTGAATGTACGCAACGGAGCACGTGGATACGTGCATGTAGTAGGAATAATGGCTACACATCAAAATGAGACTTATCACAGAATTAAAAATAAATATAAAGAAAGCGCAACAGTGGACAAGGAGGCTACGAAGTCTGCTCTAGGAGCTCCTCCTTTAGATTATAACGGCCCATCTGGTCAAAAAATATCTCTAGCAAAATTTAAGGAACTCACTGTTTCAGGCTGTTCCAATTGCGCTGAAATAATTGAGCCTATAACCCATGAATTTGTTGTGTGGGTAGGAGGCGGGCAGCCCTTATGCGCAAATTGCTCTACTAACCCTTCAGTACTGGAAAGCGTTGGTTTTCCAGACCACCTGAAACAGCAACAACAGATGCATTAATATGAATGACCAGCTACAACTTAATAGTAAAGTTCGAAGATTGGAGCCTCAAAATATTTTCGTTTATGGGACATTGAAAGAAGGCTATCCCAATCATTACGCATATTTACAGGGAGCTAAAAAGCTAGGAATGGCAAAGCTAGAAGGAATAATGTTCCACCTTGGCGGTTTTCCTGCTATCAATCTCTCAGAGCCTTTATCCACTATTCATGGAGAGGTTTACCAAGTAGATTGGGATGATATTTTAGCAATGGATATGCTTGAAGGAGTGGATAGAGGATTTTATGATAGAATTGAGGTCAAAATTCCTCAGTACACAAAAGCATGGACTTATATCATGCCCTATCAACGAGTCATGGCTCACGGATACGATGAGGTTATTCCTAGCGGGCTATGGAGGGGACGTGATACCCCGAAAGTGAAATGGGCTGGATGGAATAAAGGTTTCGAAATTGGTACCTTCGAAACTTCTCCGGAGTCCTCAGACGAGATTAGAATCGGAAATGGAAGTTCCGAATTTATCCTGAAAAAGAATGTACATAAAGGGACTTACGAGATAACGAATAAGAAAACTGGAGAAATCATAGGAGCTGGTTATAAACATCTTGGAGATCGTATTAGTCAAGACGGGGCTCGTAAACCTATTATCCGTCTTCCTGCTAAGACTGTGGAAAATAAAACTGTAGATGATTTAGTAAAAGCACAAGTCACAGCCAATCATTACAATCCTCCTCCACGAACTACTCCACGTCCAGTCACAGATAAAGACTATCCTGTCGTAGTTAGTAACCCTCCTCCAGTAGAAGAAAAGATTCCTAATATTGCTCGACTTCTTGGTATGAAGGTCAAGCAAGCATGAACGGAAAGGCTTTTGCTTATAGGATTTGGAAAATCCACGTAATAGGATGTTTAACCAGTTCTTGCGATAAATGCTTATATAACTGGTCTATAGGAAATTTGAGAGGCTACGTGGGATGAGATTCTCAAATGAGTACGGATTCTGTGAAATTAACTCCATCCCAGGCTGTACGCAGCTTGCTATCTTCAACCATGCCTTTATCTACAAGGAACATAGAGGAAAGGGTCATGGCCTGGATAATCACAAATTACGGCTTAAAAGAGCCAAGCAAATGGGCTACGATTGCGCGATGTGTACGGTTAGAGCCGGCAATGAAGCTCAAATTGCTATACTCAGATCAAATGGATGGACCAGAGTATTTGAGTTCCATAACACAGAGACAGAGCACGATGTCCAAGTGTGGATGAGAAAGCTATGAAGCAAGATAAATTCCAGCATTATGATGTGGTGATCTATGCAGCTAGAGATTCTAATGGCGCCCGACGACTCGCTACCGCTCTTGGCAGTCGTAGGTGGCGAGACGATTTGCCTGAGAGGTATACAAGGCGCCGCCCTTACTTCCGAGGGAATCCTAGTCCACTGGTGGTTAACTGGGGATCATCTACACATCCGAAGTGGCTCGAAGACCCTAGATTTCGACTTGAGCCAGTGTTCCTTAACCATGGTGACCGTGTTAAAGAGGCAATTGACAAACTTGCTTTCTTTCGGAAAGCATCCAAAATTGATGGGATACCTCTGCTCCGCTGGACGACAGAGAGAAGCCAGGCTGAAGCTTGGATCGGAAAAGGCAAATCAGTTATCGCGAGAACCACTCTTCGAGGGTCCTCTGGAGAGGGAATAGTTCTTATCAATCCAGGGAAGGAACTCATCGAAGCTCCTCTCTATACCAGATATTACCCAAAGACCCACGAATTCCGAGTTCATGTATTCGATGGGAGAGTGATCGATTTTACTCAGAAACGGTTCAAAGGAGGTAAAGATGCACGATCAATTGCTGGCGAGCGTACTATTGTTCGGTCTCACAGTAACGGTTGGGTTCATACTCATGGGGATCTGGAACTCATTGAAGATGGACTTACGTCCGTTTCAAAGACTTGTTGTAATCTTATTTCTGAGCTTGGCCTTGTATTCGGTGCTGTGGATGTCATGGCCATTCTTGAGCCACCCGATGCCGACTGTAAAAGGAGATTGCGTAATTACGTTATCTGCGAGGTGAATACGGGTCCTGGACTAGAAAATACCCAGACCATTGAAGCTTATAAAACAGCTATTCTTTCTATGAAGACGAGTTCTTTGAAACCATGAATTATCCCAAAATTGTAGATAATAATATTTGGATTGAATTTCCAAAACTTAAAAGAGAGGGGCATTTCTTAGCTTCAGCACTGGTTGGTGGGGTCTCTTTAGGATGTCACGCAGGATCTATTACTGGTGTAAGTATAAATTCTGGTATGAACAAATGGATTAAATCCACAGATCCTAATTACGTAATACCATATACGTTTAATTCGTATTCGGGCTGTTATATACCTCCGACGGAAGAAGTATTGAAAATACAGAAAATATTGGACGAAAGATCTAATGAAATAGTTGGAGATGTATTCTTCAAAAAATTGGTGGATAATTGTAATGCTGCAATATACGTACTTAGTGATGCAATTAACTATAAGTCCACGGCTAGGGCAGGAGGTGTCACTTTTGAAGAAAAGAAGAAGTCTCTGAATTCTGCTGGTAGAGCATGTTTTGAATACAAAACGAGCGATTTCGCTAAATATCTGATAAAGAATAAAATCGGATATGTAATGGAATCTCCAATTGTACAGAATCGTAATCACGTAACTTACGGGAATTATTCGCTCAATCAATTATGGATTTGGGTACCTGAGCACAGTCTTAGACGTGCCATATTAGTGGAAGGACATCATGGAAAGGAAAAATTTCCTACTAGGGAAGAATGGGAGAAGGAGATAGGACTGGATTTTAGTCTTGCTAGTAAATATGTGCCAAGTGTACCTCCCAACACGACTATTGAGAAACTTGCTTTTGATGATGGCAGATATCCTGATAACGTAAAATTCAAAGAAGAAAAGAGTAAACCAGCATGAAGATTCGTTTTACGGGTGAGTTAGAATTTACAGAGAGTCCAGATGACAAAGGAAGCGTGGATGTGTGGCTCTGCAATAGCTTAGGAGCAGTAAATCACCTAGAAACAGATGAAGCTTTTGATAAGCTTAAATTGAAGTGGGTAGAAGTTCGTCCTCGTGGTCGTCCTAAAAAGGTGAAAGACAATGACCAAAATAGTGAAGTGTGATTGCAAGAATAGCTATCAAGACCAGAAGTACGGGCAAGGTATGCGTGTGATGAATATGGCACTGAAGCCGCCATCTTGGCGATGCACAGTCTGTGGGAAAACTCATCCACGGTAGAGGAACTTTTGACGATTTCAGTTGTCTAAGACATTCTTATTTCTTCTATATGTGAGTACATGGATGTACGAACAATGGTTACCAAATTTCATATTTGGTATATGACAGTCGTAGTACAGGGAGTACGAAGACTGTATGGAGCGTTACACTGTATGCCTAAGTTCGATCATAGATTCGATAATCAGGTACAGAACAAGAAAGACCTAAGATTTACTACCCAGGAGGATGCAGAAGATTACGCTATAGGTCAGTACAGTATGTACTGTGTACCACAAATTGTGTACAATACTGCTTGGGAGTTATACGTAGTCCGAGAAGAGGGGGATGAAGAGGCGGAAAATAACTGCTCATATGAGCAAGATCCGTGGATTGAAGTGGCCAGGATCAATTCCATGCCAGGGGAAGGATAGTAATCTTGATATCGAAAATCACGGACCTATCCAACTTTCACGAAAGGAACGGGCTATGACAGGTGAGCATATGAAAACCGAGGCGCACTCATCGGATCGGGACTTCACAGACAAGAAACGCCTTGACTGGCTGGAGAAGCAGGCGTTGCACCCTGACGGCATTGTCTTACATGACGGCAATAAGGTTGTCGTACAGCGGTTTCGCAAGAAACCAGTAGTAATTGAGGCCATGCAATATACGGCCGAGAGTTGCCGCCGTATCTGCGAATGGGCAGGTCTTGAACATGGCGCTTATAACGAGAGCTGCGGCGTATTCCCGTTGATCATTCCAACTCTCGAAGGCCCTCATAACGCCAATCCCGGCGACTGGATCATCAAGGGCGTGAAGGGTGAGTTCTATCCCTGTAAGCCTGACATCTTCGAGGCGACGTATGAGCCAGCGTGACCCGTTGTCCAAGGAAAACCGCCTCACTCTCGACACTGACAGTCGGGTGTTCTTTTACGAGCAAGACCATTACTACCTATCGAATTTCTCCCCTTTCCGCCTGAGCTGGAAGGGGCAGGACTTCGATACGTCAGAGCATGTGTACCACTGGGAGAAGTTTCCGCACGATCAATTCATCCAGCGGGACATTCGTACGGCCCGATCCGCGCACGATGCATTCAAGATCGCGGAGGTGTATCGGAAAGTCCGCCGTGCCGACTGGGACGAAGTCAAGGTCGACATCATGCGCGCCATCCTGTGCGCCAAGGTGAGCCAGCACGAGTATGTCCGTCGCAAGCTTCTCGAAACTGGCGATCGTGCGCTCATCGAGAATTCCTGGCGGGACGATTACTGGGGATGGGGACCTAACCGAGATGGACGCAACATGCTCGGTGTCTTGTGGCAGCAGGTACGCCGCGAACTGAGGGCTCAATCATGAGTGAAGCTCCGACCGAGAATCTGCACGGCCGCCATTGCTCGAAGTGTTTCTATGTCTGTCTGGACGATTGGAAGTTCTGTCCGATGTGCGGCAACACGGATCGCTATGGCGATCGGTTTCGCTGTTACGCGCATCCGCAGCCCGGCGCACAGCCAGAAAGGTCCGAGAATCTGCACCGCTGTCCAGGCTGCAAGAATCAATTTGTCCAGCCATTCGTCTGCACGACCTGCGGTGCGCAGAAGCTGTACGACGAGACTGTGAGGCAACAGGCCCTAGAGATTGAGCGCTTGCGCAATCACATCTTCAACGGCCAAGGGCTCATGCAGCACTACCTCGACCAGTTCGGCTCGGCGGATGGGCATCCGCCGAGCAGCGCTGTCGAGACGGCAGCGCTCCAGACGCCGGTCTTGCGGTTACGAGTTATTGAGGGTCGCGGCAGCATCGATGAGCCTGATAGTGTTCATGTCATGCGATGGTACGGACATCTCCCTTACGGCGACCATGATCTGTACTGCATGCGACCTGTCGAAACGACTAACGCCACTTAATTATAAATAAAATAGGATAATTATAATGATTACACTCAGTGACCGTTACGGTGATATTAATCTGGAAGATATTGAGGAATTTGAAGGTCTTGAAGCGGACGACGAACGAGAAATCGATTTTGAAAAAACATTCCAAAGAGGCGAGGCACGTTCATTTGAAGAAGACTTTGGATACCAGCTTGACTCGACTTTGGCCAGTATGGAAGAACAAGAACCCGAATGGGACGAATTCAACGACGCAGCCCAAGAACAGGAAGACTACGAATCCTGGCAACGACAACGAACTGAAGAGTGATATATGAGACTCCTAGCACGAGATCTGAAGAAAGCTCTTGATGTAGTAGCAGACGAGGCTGAAATCATCCTCATAGGAGATTCCGGAGAAGATTACGAAATTCTTTCTGTTCTTAGGATGGACAAACCGAGCCCACAGGTGTGGATTACTTTCGGCGATCCTTCTGTAGATTTTGGTCCGGACGATGGCGACGAGGATGAAGATTGGAAAGGAGATCCTACCGTAGGAGATATGTGTGCTCTTCCGGAAGTATCTGGAGATTCTGTTCCTCTAGAAGACGTATGTGAGATTCATGGTCGTGGTAAAAGCAAGAGGGCCTAAAGATGACTTCATCCAGCTCAGCCATATCGCTGCAGAATTACCGACAGGGACGACAGACAACAAAGCCGTATGTCCTTTTTGCAGAGGCGGTACAAATGGAGATAACGGGTTCTCCATTACCCGTATCTCAGAATCTGAAGCCGCATACTGTTGTCATAGAGCCTCTTGTGGTAGAGCTGGACGAATTACTGTGTGGGGTTTTAGGCTTGACAGCACCAAAAGCAATAATTCTACCGATATTCGGGCAAAAGAATTTACTCCAAGATTGTATACTGGTGCCACTGGACAACTGGATTCGGAGTGGAATTCCGAAATACTCGGCAGATACGGTCTCCAATCTGACGAATCGGATTGGGCGGGTTGGCGTATGGATCTTGAAACTAAGCGTCTTGTCTGTCCAATCTTCAGCCCCACTGGCATGGTACGAGGCTTCGAAACACGAATATCAAAATTACAGCGGTCCGTGGCCGGATTGGCAAAGAAATCACCAAAGACTTCTCGCTATCGCCAAGTTGAAGGAGTTTGGGTGGCGTGGTATCGCAGAATTAAAGCCGGCGCAGTGTTGGTCGTGGAAGACGTTATTTCAGCTCTTAAAGCATCACGTCATATACAGGCGTGCTCTCTCATGGGCTCGCACATGGATGAAGATAGTTTACTGGAAATTATTCAAGTAGCCGCTGAAGAGCCTATATTCTTGGCTCTTGATAAAGACGCTACTCATAAAGCCGAAAAGTTCATTCAAAAATATAGATTTGTTGCTCCGAACTTACGATTCTGTCCGTTGTCTAAGGATCTTAAGTATCTTTCTGATCAAGAAATAGAGAGTTTAATATGCTAGTACCATTCATTTCATGTTTAGAAGGGACTTCCTGCTGCGGTATGGGAGAACTGCATGGATTTTACGAAGACGAGCGCAGCGAAGAATGGGTAGAAAAACAGCATATTAAAGATGAGCATTTATGGATGTATGGATTGAAATATGCTGTGAAACGGGCATATCTGGATGCGGTACTTGTCTTTTCTGGGGCAACGTTCCAGAAACGAGAACATCCGACCTATAATCCATTTACATTTGCTGAATGGTTGGAAAAAGAAGGAGAAATAATTGTAAAGACAAAATCAGTTAGAAATAATAATAGCGGTCACAACATTACTTGTTTTATGTGGACGCCTTCGAAGAAATTTCGTCCTCGCTATAGAAAATATTATAATAAGGCGCGAGAACTTGAGCTTAGATTCAACGCACAGGACCTTTTCTCTTTCTACTAAAGATTATTCGGAATATTGGGGAGTCCAGGTTTTACTCGTACGTATTTTAAAGACCTTGGGAATCAAGGTCGATATACGAGATCGACTCCCCTTATTTCGTTTGTGGAATATAGTCAATTCTAGAATGACAGGGGCTAAGAAGCATAATATTCTTCAACTCATACAAAGTTTGGTGCATATGAGACAGAAAAATATGGAGCCTCCTAATGATGGTAAGAGATACGTATAATGATTACAAGAACTAATGAAGAAATAGAGCAGAAAGTACGTGAAATTTGGCAGACTGGGGGAAACTCTTGGGATAAATTGAATATAAATATTAATCAAGGAAGGGATTGTTATTTTATTCAAATTTCAAAAATGTACGAATCGCCTGGAGTAACATTTAAACAGCTAAATGAACTAGCTAAATTTTTTGATACTTTGAACGTAGAGACAGAATCAGAGTTCTCTCATGGAGGATGCGAGACTTGCGATTACGGATCTCAGTACGGTTTCATATTGAAAATATCTGAAGGCGATAAATTTAAGGAATTAACAGAATGAAATACACACCGGATTCTTGGGTTATCGTTAAAATTATCACTCCTGATGAAATTCTTTATAAAGTTTTGGGGGGATGGAGAGGCGGATATTTGGACGGAGATTATTGGAGACTTAACTCTGGCATAACAGAAGCTGAACGTACTAGACACAATTCTATTTATTTTTCTGGATATAGTGGAAGTCTTTATGACTGCTATATAAATCGATACGGATTTATTCTTCTGACTCATGATGTATATTCTAGACTGGAATTGCAAATTAAAGAGAAAGGACTAAAAATAGAACTTCTAGATAAAGCTGAAGCAGTTTCTCTAAACTGGATTAAGAATAATAATGAACGAACGGAAGATTCTGAGCGCATTCGTAAAGAATAAAGAGAGCTATCTAGAAGGAAAAGAACTTCTAGATCGTTCTCAATTTGATTCTATTACTCTTCATTTGATTGATTTAGTAGGAGAGTACTATGCCGCCGACCCGCAAGCTACTTATGCAGATGTGGAAATCATTGCCGATCGATTCGCAAGACAGCAACCATCTGAGAAACTTGCGAATACTGTTAAGTCAATCCTCACCCAACTTCCTGAAGTATCTGGAAACAATATACGGAAAGAACTCCGAGAGATCAAAGCTTACAATCTCGGTCTTAAACTCTCGACAGCTTTTGCTAAAGGTCAGTCCGGACCCGAAACAAGCGCACTCATTCGGGATTATCTCAACCTTACCGAAGGTGTTCAGGAAGATGGATCGAGTGACGAAGAGCCAGTCGAGTTTACCGTGGAGTCGTTGGTTAGGAAGTCGTTTCAAAAAGACGGCCTCATCAAACTTCTTCCCAAATCTTTAACGGAGCACTTAGATGGCGGATGTAGGCCAGGTCACCACATCTTGGTCTTTGCCCCTACCGAAATGGGCAAAACCTTGGTTGTCATTAACATGGTCGCGGGTTTTACCTTACAGGGTCTTAGGACTCTGTACGTTGGAAATGAAGATCCTGTGGCTGACCTTCAGATGCGGTATGTTACGCGACTTGTCGGCCGTCCCAAGGGAGATATTCTTCAATATCCGGATAAAGCTCAGGCTCTCCTAGTAAAGAGGAACTATAAGAATGTCATATTTGCTCCGTTGGCTCCTGGGAATTTCGCTAAAATCAGAAGCTTATGCGAGAAATTCAAGCCACATGTCGTTGTCTTGGATCAGCTTAGGAATATCGATGTTCAGTCTGAAAATCGCACACAAGCTTTGGAGAAAGCTGCTACGGAGGCGCGCAATCTCGCGAAGTCTTTGGACGTACTCGTTATCAGCGTTTCGCAGGCTGCAGATTCTGCGTCAGGCAAGAGAATACTTTCTCGTGGAGACGTGGATTCGTCCAACATCGGTATTCCGGGTCAGATGGATGTAATGATTGGACTTGGAGCTGATGAGGATGATGAGAAGCAAGGAAGAAGGTGGTTTTCGTTTCCGAAAAACAAGATATCTGGTAATCATGATCCTATTATGATTCAGATTAATCCCTTAATTAGTGCCGTAGTGGAAGCAGCTAATGACGAAACCTTTAGTGGAACTCAGCGATCAAGAGCTGCGTAAGAAGACTCACGCAGGTTATGGGGACGGTTATTCTGATGTAAAGCCAGCTATAGAAGAACTCTGGCGACGATACAATAATAAGAAGGCCGCCTTCAATGAAATTGGAGAGCGGCTCGCGGATGCAAGAAAAGAATGCGAGAATCTTCAAAAGAGGTTGGATATTGTAGAAAGTCTATCGGACCATTACTACTCCGAGATTACGAGACTACGTTACCGAAGTTCTTAACTAATTTAGATCCGAGGATTTATGAGTCAGAAAACTACGTCGTCCTTGACTTTGAGACTACGAATCTGGACAAAGGGTTCGCAGGTAACCCAGGCAATAGAATCGTTCTTGCAACTTGGATTTACGGCCAAGGTCACCGTGGATACAACGATAGCGAGGCTGGAACCAGAAAGGGATGCAGTATACACAGTGGTATTAACTACAAATTCGGAAACGAGTTTGAACAGGGAGAGCTGGTCGAGGCTGTTCAGTCTGCTGACTTCATTGTCGCCCATTTCGCTAAGTTTGAGCTTCAGTGGCTTGTCCGAGCAGGAGTGGACATCTCCCGTGTCCTCCCTTGGGACACTGTTCTTGGCGAATACGTACTTGCAGGAAATAGAAGAAGGGCTTTCGATCTCGATTCCGTCGCATCCCGACGAGGTATCGGAAATGGAAAAGAAAGCCTTGTCTCGGCTCTCATATCTGGCGGGATATGCACGTCAGAGATCCCAGAATCATGGCTCGTAGAATACGGATGTCAAGATACTTGGCTATGTTCGGAGATTTTTCTACAACAGCGTTCGGAGCTTCACAGCCAAGGATTGTTGCCAGTGATGTACACAAGGTGCATCACTACCCCCGTCCTTGCGGATATCGAACTAAACGGTCTCCAACTAGACGAACAGAGAGTAAAGGAAGAGTATGAAGCAACGCAAACCTTATATGATGGAGCAAGCAGAGAGTTATCTAGGAGAACTGGAGGGATTAACCTTAACTCTTCTAAACAGGTTGCAGTGTACCTCTACGATACTCTCGGCTTTGAAGAGTTGTCCCGAAATGGCAAACCAGACCGAAATCCGGGTGGCGGGCGTCGTACGGACGGTGAGACAATTGCAAGACTCCGTGCTAAGACTCCAGAGCAGAGTGCATTTGCTGAAATATTCGGAAAATATACCAAAGTCCAGTATCGATACGAACTCCTAGGAAAGCTTCTAGCCTGCTGTAAAGAGAAGGGAGGAGTTCTATATGCCTCCATCAACCAAGCTGTCACCCAGACACATAGACTTGCTAGTAGTGGTAAAGAATATAAAGTACAGATCCAGAACATCGCTAGGGAGCTTAAGAAACTATTTAAGGCGAGAAATTCTGGCTGGCTGGTCGGAGAGGCTGACGGGGCTCAATTGGAATTCCGGGTGGCTGCGCATCTTGGCCGCGACCCTGTTGCATTGGCCGATATTCGTAATCCTGAGTTCGATGCTCACTACCAGACTGCGGAGATTATTTATAAGACGGTAAAAGCCCTTATATCGAAGGCTCAAAGGTCTGCTGTAAAGCCTCATACCTTTAAGCCTTTGTACGGAGGAATGAGCGGTACTCCAGAAGAAAGGGCATATTATAAATTCTTTCAGGAGAAATATAATGGCATTTATCAAGTGCAAGAAGGCTGGTCGTACGATGTACTTAGAGACAAGAAACTTAAAACCGAATGGGGTCTTGTCTTCTATTGGCCGGATACGAAACTTGAGGTCAGTGCGAAGGGGGGCAAAGGTTATATTAAAAATCGTACATCCATCTTTAACTATCCGGTGCAATCGCTCGCAACTGCTGAAATCATCCCCATCGCCCTGGTCTACACTTGGCACTACTTTAAGGCTTTGGGACTCAGAGGCTTCTTGGTCAATACAGTGCATGATTCAGTCATAGCAGAACTTCCGCCCGAGGAAGAGGAGATATTCCGTGACATATGCGAATACACGTTTACTGATCGAGTGTATCGGTATCTTTATCGAGTTTATGGTATTCGTTTTACTGTGCCTTTGGGTACTGAAACCAAAGTGGGGTCGCACTGGTCAGAAGGTGCGGAGCGCAAATACGACCTCGATCCCGACGAGTACTTCCGAGCAGCAGCTTAAGACTGCTCAAAGTATTATAGACAGAAATGCTAGTCTTATTCTTATGTATAGAGAAAGGAATCAAAATCTTCATGATGAGATTAAGAAACTGAATAAAGCTCTAATTAGGAGAAATAAAACTATAAACGGTCTTAGGAAGTACAGGAGAGAACATCCGGATACAGCAAATCATGAGTGATCAAGAGACAATCCTGTTGATTAATGGAAAGCATTATAAACTGGAAGAGCCTACTCCGTGGGGAGATGTAGTAGACGGCCCATCGTTGCATGAAGTAGAATTTCATCGCCATTCATTTGTCAGTGGAGACGGGGGATGGGATGCTTGGGACCCAGTGGATGATGCTGTAGTTCTCTGTGGAAAGTGCAATGGAGACACTTTTAAGGTTTCTTCCTGTAATTCTAATTATGAGACATGGGCGTATTGTTCATGTGGTAACAAATTTACTCTTCACACTGGTTGAACTTTTCTGAATCCTAGTTGTCTAAGGATATTGAATATGGCTAAAACTAAATCGAGTGTTTCTACTAAAGATATTCTGAAAGCGTTACGAACCGAATTGGCTGCTAAAAGGAAGGCTTTGGCTCTTCTAGAAAAAGATGCCAATAAGGCACAAGAGCAGGTTAATAAAAGAATTAATGAAGTATATAAGTTGCGAGATAAAGTAGAAAAGTTAGAGGATGTTATTGACTCTCTAAAATAATGTGAAAAATAAAAAACCTAGTATAGTAGAGATAGAATGGGGAGATGCTTGGGGACTTAATGGATGGCAATCTCTTCAAAGGCTAGACGAAGAACATAAACCGTTACCAGTAGTTTCTGTGGGATTTCTATTTAAGAAGAATAGGCAAGGAGTAACACTAGTAGCAGGTATAGCAGAAGACGGGACTCCTCTAGCGGCACAATTCATCCCGAATGGGATGATTAAGAAAATAAAAAAGGTGAAGTAATTATATATGGCATTAGTT